TGAGGCGCATAGAAGCCTGTCCAAATCATACCGCGATTTAATTAATCACTTTCCAGATGCATATTTATTGGGGTTGTCTGCCACTCCAGTGCGGTCTGATGGGCGTGGATTAGGGCATGTGTACGATGCCATGGTAAATGCGCCGTCTGTTCGGGAGCTTATAGAAATGGGGTGGTTGGTGCAGCCGCGGTACTTCACCGGAGCAACTGCCAACATGGATGGCGTTAAGACCCATGACTATGATTATGCTGCTGGAGAAAGAGAAGCTCGTATGAACAACGCTGTTTTGCGCGGTGACGTAGTAGAGCAGTGGTTGAGGCACGCAGACAATCGAAAATCCATAGTGTTTGCATCAGGCGTCAAGCACTCACTGGCCCTAAAAGAAGACTTTGAAGCGGCTGGAGTTCCAGCGATGCACATTGATGGAAACACATTAAACAGTGAGCGCATGGAGCTTATTGACGAATTTAGAAAATCAGATAAGTACAAAGTGTTATGCAATTGCATGATCGTAACAGAAGGTTTTGATGTTCCAGAGGTTGGCTGTGTAAGCATTGCATGTCCTACCAAGATTATCTCCAAGTATTTACAAATGGCGGGCCGTTGTTTGCGTCCAGCAGAGGGGAAAACAGATTGCATCATTCTTGATCACGGCAACAATATCTTGAGGCACGGCTTTGTTGAAGACCCCATTCCTTGGGAGTTGGATACGAACGGCAGACTGACTGATCGTATTCCTGCTGAACGCGATGAAATGCCGCGACAGTTTGAGTGTACAGCGTGCGGGTGTGTTTTCTCTGGGAGGATTCGATGCCCTGAGTGTGGTACACGACTAGAGGTTCAGCCACAGCACGAACTGATTTCTACAGTGGAGGAATTAATAGAGGTGACGCGTGGTGCCATGGGAGTTAAAGCATCAGATAAACAAAAGGTTTATACCATGGACCAAAAACGGAACTTCTATAAGCAGGTTATTGGTTACGCTAGTGGAATGAACCCACGAGGGAAAAAATATTCAGAGGGTTGGGTAGCGCATACATATAGAGCAAAGTTTGGTGTGTGGCCCAGAGGGTTAGGTTTAGAAGCGGGGAATCCAGAAAAACCATCACAAGAAGTGATTGCTTTTATCAGGGCAAAGAACGCGGCTTATCACATAAGGAAAAATTACAATGAGCAACGCGCCTGACATTATGAAACTGGCTCAAGGAAAGTGGCCATCTGTCCTCATGTCATGTGGATTAGAAGGCCGCTTTCTGACGGGGAAACACTCACCATGTCCTCTATGTGGTGGAAAGGACCGCTTTCGTTACATCGACAAGACAGGCGATGGTTGGTGGATTTGTAACCAGTGCGGTAGTGGAGATGGGATGGACTTGCTTATGGGATTTACGAATCAGAATTTCGTACAGGCAAGAGACCAAATACGCCCAATTGTTGGTGGGTGTACATATTCAAAGCTACCAACGGTGATCGACAAAAAGGAGCGACAAAGACGGATGAAAAACACAGTAGAGCTGTGGGACAGTGGGATTAAAAACGATCCATTACTGCATGAATACATGGCTGACCGTGGATTAAAGCCAGAGGAATATGATGGTGCGGATTTGCGCGTAGCTCACAACGTGTCGTATTACGATGAGGATGGCAACCACAAAGGCAAGCTTTCAGTAATGCTAGCGAGAGTGTCAACACGAGACGGAAAGCTGGCGCTTATTCATCGTACATACCTTGCCAAAATGAAAGGTGGTGGGTTCAAAAAGAAAAAGAAAATGACCCAGAGAGTACGCGAATGGAAGGGGGGGTGTATCAGGCTATTTGGGACAAAGGATCAGAACAGGTTGATCGTTGCGGAAGGTATTGAAACTGCGCTATCTGTTCGTGCCCGCTTCTATCGCACGCACGGCATTCTCATTCCATGCTGGGCTGCGGTAAATGCTAAAGCTATGGAGAACATGGCACTCCCAGAGCATCTAACAAACATCATGATAGCTGGTGATAGTGACGCATCATTCACTGGGCAGAAAGCCGCTATGTGTTTGGCAAATCGGCTGACAGTTCATGATAAGAGGCAGGTTAAGGTTATGCTGCCAGAAAAGTTAGAGACAGATTTTAATGACGAACTAAAGGAACAATATGGACAGGTATCAGATAGCTGAAACATCAAACGGGCCATGGCTTGAGTTAGTGGTGACAAACAATCCAGCACATGCATTGCAAAAAGCACGGGCGTCTTTCCCTGATTGGAACTTTATATATGTTGCAAAGATGCGACCAATAGAAGGCAAAGACTTGCTTCCTGAGCCTGAAATACTGATTGGCGAATTGACAGAAAGGGCTATAACAAAATATGGAAGCACAACAGCCAGCCAACTAATGGATGAAATAGACATCTATGCAATGCACTCAGAGCTGTGTCGTGCAGCAACAGGAAGTTTGTTAGATGCAGAGACAGACATACTGGTTCCAGCCACTATAAAGCGATATGGAAAAAATGAGCAAGCATCAGCCATGGACTTCATGAAAGCAAAACCGCGATTGGAGGATTTGATGTGAACGAAGAACATTACGTTGCATATCACGGCTTTGCCTACCTGAAAGGGGCAACGGACAGCCACAAGACTGGACTCCAGATACAGCTGAGGCTAGATCATGAGCAGGATTACAAGGTATTCAAAGAGTTCAGGAAGCATCGTAAGGGTAAGGCAGGAAGTGGGCTGTACAGGGCGCTGACGAAGGCTGAGGGCAAGGAAGGGTGGTATGGCCCTGTTGATCTGAAGTTCTTGCGGTGGACGGTATCGTCTGCCAACGGTGCTGTAATCACATTTGAAATGGAAGACCCTGTGGAGTGGCGCAAGATGCGTGACGCTCCAGCTATTGACGCAGGGTACGAGGAGCATGAGCTGACCAAGACAGAGCTGATGCTGCTGGAGCTGGATCAAGAAGGAAAGCCAGTCAATGTAGAGCAGCGTGCCAAGCTGGAACAAATGGAGCTTAAACGAAAGTGGCCTAAAGGTGGAGCACAAAGCAAGCGTGCAGCACGCTTGTGCCAAGACCATGAGTTTATCAGGTGGGTGTTGGCAAAAACCGCTAGCACAGTGGTTGATCCAACGCCAGCTGAGATAGCGGATTGGGTGCGTAAAGAGGCCGATATTGACAGCAGAGCACAGCTTGATCATGACGATGCAGCTTTGCAGCGGTTTGAAGATAGGATCATGCGTCCTTTTTTACGCACTCAAATGTAGGGCAACACCTGCCCCTAATATGATATACTTAAATCTCATCATCAAAGGAGAAACACCATGGCTCGTAAGGTAGAACTGTCAAAGAGCGCGATTGAAAACATTTTTCGTTTACGAACAAATGGGATGGCATTCAAAAAAATCGCAGACCGCTATCCGTGCAGTGATCATTTCATTAGAGACATCATTTCCCGCAAAGTTTATAGACACGTGGAAATTGATGCAGGGCTTGTGCATGGGGCGCAAAACGCTAAAGCGAAATATTCACGGGCCAAGCACAAAGAAGAAAAAACAGTTGCTGACAAGTATGAACCCCTATCTCGCTTAATGCTGGCACAAGAAGGGCTGTCCAAAGCGTACAAGGAATGTTGTGAAGCGGGACTTAGTAGAAAATTTCTTGATCTTGCCTTGGTAGAGGTTCGTGCAAACCTTGACTAAGGATGAACGAGCGTATCAAACAAGAGTTCGTGAATTGGGGTGCATCATCTGTGAGCGCCCCGCTTCCATTCATCACGTTCGTGCAGGAGTCGGTAAAGGACAGAAAGCCAGTGAGTATGATGTACTCCCGCTTTGTCCAGACCATCACCAGCATGGAGGGTATGGAGTGGCATTTCACGCTGGCAAGAAAGTCTGGCAAGACACTTTTGGTGCAGAAGCTGAGCTGCTTAAACAGGTAAAGGAGAAGCTGGGTGAAGATCAAACTTAGCGCAGAGGAAATCTTTCAAGGCGCTGCTGTTGGGTGCATGAGGATGACCAAGGCCATTAAGCGCGGCAATAACACCATCAACGACCCTGACCACAACATGCTGTGGCAGTACCATGTAGAGGGCGCTCTTGCTGAGATGGCTTTTGCCAAAGCTATGAATAGGTACTGGTCTTCAGGTGACGTGCATGATGTAGACGTGGGCCACTGGGAGATACGGCAGACACCAAAACCTAAAAGTAAGGCTAAGCTGGTTGTTCGTGAGAGGGATAAACAGCTTGGGAAAATGGATAAGCCGTTCGCTCTGGTGTGCGGCAGGTACGGTGAATATGAGATTGCTGGATGGATGATGGGCCATGACTGTCAGGTGCTGGGTGAACTGAAAGACCCAACAGGGACAGGCAGGCCAAAGGCATACTTTATTCCAGCGGAGAATCTAAAATCAATGGAGGATGTAACATGAGTGACCTAAACAAAGTGCAATTAATCGGGCGTTTAGGACAAGACCCAGAAACAAAATACACGGCAAGCGGTGCCGCAATCACCAACGCCAGTGTTGCCACGTCAGACCGCTGGAGAGACAAGCAGACAGGCGAAGACAAGGAACGCACAGAATGGCACAGGGTTGTGTTTTTCGGTAGGCTTGCAGAGGTGGCTGGAGAGTATCTAAGCAAGGGAAAGCAAGTGTATGTGGAAGGAAAGCTACAAACAGATAAGTGGCAAGACAAAGACGGCAATGACCGTTACACCACTAAGATTATTGCCGACAACATGATCATGCTTGGTGGTAAAGGACAGCAAAACAATGAGCAAAAAGGCTTTAGGGCCGCGCCAGCTCAAGAAGAGGCTGGGAATGAGGATATTCCGTTTTAATGCCACGCAAGAAAAAACAAACCAAGAAGCTGAGCTTGTCCGAATTAATGGCAGGGGGGGAGAGTAATGCCAAAGATTTACAACACAAAGAACCTGAAAAACAAAAATACCGTGAGAGATATAGAACGCCACGGCACAGGCTGATTCCCTTAAAAGGGGGGCAATACAACAGGCCACTAGCAAATGATCCGGCGCGGGATATGAAATACAACGAGCTGGCACGTGAATTTGTTATGAATGGGTTGGATGGGGCGAAAGCTTACGCTGCCGTGTTTGGTGTTCCTGTTGAGCAGGCATATACCAGCGCAACCAACATATTTAATTCCTCGTGGATGCGGGCCAAGATCAATGAATACTTGTTGGGTCAGGACGGTGAGTTCACAGAAGAGCTAGATCGTGAATATATTGTGCGGCAACTGCTGTACATGATCGACAACAATATCTTGGATTACATCGCAGACGATGGCACATATCTGTCAGTAAAAGAGTTAAAAAGACTTCCTGAGTGGGCACAAAAGCAAATAAGAAAGCTGAGCGTGCATACAACCACCACCCCTGTGGCGATCAAAGATGATCAAGGGCAGGTGATTAGGGATGAAGAAGGGGAAATTCAATATGCAGAAGTAAGAGAGCAGCATGTGCATATTGAGTTGTATGACAAACAGAAAGCAATTGATCACTTAGCAAAGGTAATGCGTTGGATACAGAACACAGTAGACGTAAACCTTAATCTAATAACATCAGACACAATGCTCAAAGCTGAGAGCCGTGTTAAGAAATTACGGAGAGATGACATTGAAGGAAAAGCTGAGCGGATTACCTCAGATTGATGCTCAATTTGAGTACAAGGGAACGCCAGAATATGCCAATGAGCTATTGGATCATTTGCTTAGGTTTTTTACGCTCAACCAGATAGCGTCTCACTGTGGCATTAGCAGGAGAAACCTGTCATACATGCGGCACGATGGGATAAAAAACTATCCCATGCAGTTAACACTGGAAGTGTTGGCTGGTTATAAAGTGCTGGATTTTGATGACAGGACAAGCGGTTAATGGCAGAACAAGCCGCAAGGTTTGAAAACGAAGAAGTAGCTACCGCGTATGCGGAGTGGATCATGTCGTTTCATGATGATCCATATGAATTTGTGTTAGCTATTTATCCGTGGGGAGAACCGGGGCCGTTAGAAGAATATGACGGGCCAGATGATTGGCAAACAAAAGTTCTTAAAGGTTTAGGCCAAGACATACAGTCTGGTAAAGATAATATACGAATCTGTGTAAGCTCTGGTCACGGTATAGGAAAGACCGCGCTTGTTGCATGGATCATTCACTGGTTTATGTCCACCCATCCCCATCCTCAATGTGTTGTTACCGCCAACACGGGCACTCAGCTCACCACAAAGACATGGAGAGAGCTAAAAGTTTGGCAAAACCGCGCAGAAAACGGCTTCATGTTTGAGTGGTCTGCAACGTCATATAAGTACAGAGCAGCCCCAGAAACATGGTTTGCTATAGCCACAAAGTGGAGCGCACACAACTCTGAAGCTTTTGCAGGCACGCATGAGCGGTACGTCATGATGGTGTTTGATGAGGCTTCCGGTATTGATGACATTATTTGGGAAGTCGCCGCGGGAGCGTTTACATCACACGGTGGAATATGGCTAGCATTTGGGAACCCCACAAGAAATGTTGGAAGGTTTTACGAGGCGGCATTTGGTCGGCAACGTAAGCGCTGGGATACTTACATTATTGACTCGCGCAACGCAAAGATGAGAAATGATTCACTCATTGAAGAGTGGCGTGAAGACTGGGGAGAAGATTCAGATTATTTTCGTGTGCGTGTACGTGGACTGCCACCGAAGCAGGGGCCGCTTCAGTTCATATCATCAGCTATTACGCATCAGGCGGTTCAGAGACACATTGAGCAGGCAGCAATATCGGATCGCATACCAAGGCTTATGGGCTTTGATGTTGCCAGACAGGGGGATGATATGTCCTGTGTCCTTATGCGTCAGGGCAGAAAGATTATTGAGATGGCTGATGGGGACTACATAAAGAGATTTCAGATAAGAGACATTACTGCGCTATGCAACCATGTTTCTCAACTGATAGCCGAGAATTACCCAGACATTGTTTTCGTGGACGGCACGGGCATTGGTGCTGGAGCTGTAGATTACCTGCGTATGTTAGGACATGACAATGTGGTTGAGGTCCATGGTGGTGAAGAAGCTATGGACAAAAAGGTTTTCATGAACAAGCGTATAGAGATGTGGGATCGGATGCGCCAGTGGTTAGATGGGGCAGATATTCCTGATGATTCTCAGCTGATAATAGACCTGACAACCCCTGAGTTTGCATTTCAAGATAAAACGCAAAAGATGAAGCTGGAGTCCAAGGAAGACATGAAGAAAAGGGGAGCGGACTCCCCTGATAGTGGTGATGCGTTAGCCCTTACTTTTTATCATAAGGTGCCAATAAAATCACAATTTGTATCTGATTCTTCTTATGAGCCTGAGTGGGATTGAAACTTAATGACGTGTCGGACACGAGCAGCGAGGTAGGGGCAGTCATCCACGTGCCGCGCTTTGTGGTTCATTGAGCACACCCATTCATCATCCTTGACTACGATCCAGTGGCCAGTAATGCAAATGACGCTAATCTGTCCAGACTTGCGGTAAGTAGAGTGAACCCACTCTTTTAGGGTGGGGCATTCTCTAAAATTCCGCGGGTAATATTCGCGCTGAATGTTTTTCCCCAGAGCAACCAAGGCGTGAGACATTTCTTCATATGAAACAGCCTTGATGTACTTACGAAGAGACAGAGCTTTGATCGTCTCTTTGCATGTTGCTGTGTTTAGCCCTGTTGCTGCGGATAGTGCGCCAATACCGCACCATAGGTGTCCTTTATAGGTATGGTTAACAAAAAGTGTCATGACCGTGCCTCCGTCAGTATGGCGCGTGCGCCTTTAGTAATATGCATAGGTAGCCCCAAGCAGTTTGTGCGGCAAGACAGCTTTTGGGCTAGCAGTCGCAGTGTAACCTTCTCATGGAGAGGATTAACGTTGATCGAACCTTTCACTCGCTTGACTTTCACGTGAGTGCCGTTGATGTAAACGACCTGTGACCACTTTGGGCCTTCTTTGATAACAGCAGGCCGAAAGCCTCCATCTATAAATACTCTTCCGTGTTTCATGGTGTTGCCTCCGTTGATGATGAATACACATAATAGGGCAATAAATGCACTTTGTCAATCTTAGTCATAGAAAAGAATTTACAAATAAGAGTTTACACAGAGCAAGAAGTGCACTATAATAGGTTCACGATTTGAAGTAAGGCGCATCATCAAACGAGGTAACTAGCCATGACAGACTCAATCAAAGTAGTGAAGTTTGACCCGAACAATCCAGAAGAGTGGAAACCCATTCCATGGTACGAGATAAATAAACTGTCCAAAAAAGATCAAGAGTTATATGAAAAGGAACAGGAGAAACGTTACGCATGGGAAAAGGCTGAGCGCATTAAGATGGAGCAGCTTCCCCGTGAGTTTCCAGAGGGATACGGCAACACAGCCAAAACAGAGAACGCCATGATTTTAGAGTTAGGCAACGCTCTGAAAAAAGAGGGCTTTGAAATCGTCTATACCACAGGTACTTACCATTCCGAAGCGCACACGATTCACGAGTCTTGGGCGGCGCGGGGAATCATTAAAAAAGATGAGCAGAATGTTGGACACTTTATTGTCTGGAAAGCAGGAAGCTGGCGTGCAAGGCCTATAGGATGGAAAATTGTGACAAACCGCGGAAAAGGCTCTAATCCAAGGGCATGGAACAGTGAAGAGAAGCGTTTAAAGAACCTTCAGAATGCTGTTAAGTACATCAAGGAGACAGCTATCCCCCGCGCTGAAGTGGAAGATGAGCTGGATAAAGCTGAGGGCCAGCTGGAGCGCATGGCGTCAGCTAGCCATAAAGCACGTCTTGCGGCTAACCTACACAAGAAGGGGCTGTCGGGATCGGCTCAATACAGAAAAGATGACGGAACGCTATCAGACATCATGGATGCTATGTATACGGGTGACGCAGCAAAAGCTATGCAGTTAGTGGCAGAACATTACAAGCGATATGAAGAGCTGACTTGGGCTGCGGCTGCAATGGAAGAAAGAGAGGCAGAGTACCGAAATAACGTGGTTAAGCCCCTGCGAGAAAAAGCTAAAGAAGAAAGGCCGGAGGTTTATTCGTAAAAATAAATTATATATGGGGCTTGACGCGGTGAAAGGATTGCCCCATAATAGATTCACTATCTGAGGTAACTGACTAACTAAAGGAGAACGACCATGACATCACCTAATCTTATGCTTCATTGTGGCGCAGCGGAAGTTGCACGAACCGATCTTGGAAACCCCAACATTGTTACGATGCCACCAAAGACCCGCACGTATTGCCCAGTAGGACACGAACCGTTTGTTAACTTGGTTCAAGACAAACTGGAAGAAGTTGGTTTCAGGTTTGGAGCGGAAGCCCACGCACTAACAAAAGAAGGAAACCGTTATTTTGGTTTGGTCCATCTGTTGTGCGGAAAGGAAAACGAACAGCACGCCTTGGTTCTTGGAATCCGCAACTCACTGGACAAAAGTTTTCCTGCATCTTTGGCGTTTGGCGCACAAGTGTTTGTCTGCGACAACCTTTGCTTTAACGGAGAAATCAAAGTGGCCCGCAAACACACCACTAACATCTGGCGTGACTTGCCCTCTTTGATTGGAGCCGCGGTAAGCCAGACGGCATTGATGCGAGATAACATGGAAGACCGTTTTTCGTGCTATCAGGAACGCCCCTTGTCAACTAAGCAGGCAGACCACCTGATTCTTGAATCGTTACGCAATGGGGCTATTAACACCAGCCGCGTGGAGCGAATTGTTAAAGAATGGGACGAACCGTCTCATGACTTTGGGCCACGAACTGTATGGCGTCTGCACAACGCAGTGACGGAAGCATTGAAAGATGCACCGTTGCATGATGTTCCAAATCGGACCATGCAGCTTCATGCCATTCTTGATAGAGCGGCTGGCTTTACACCGCGTATGCCGATTGAGGGGGAGGTTGCAGTAGCAGCGTAGTCCCCAGAGAGAAGGGGTTAAGGTTTTGCTCCCCTTCTCTCATTCGGGGCCGCAGCATACGCGGCCCCGCTTTCTAAGGAGGTGGAGCAGGCAGTCCTAAAAGAAGACGCTGTGGTACTGGGTAGCTACCTTACCAGAAGTATATTGGTTCGATGTCCATAATTGAGGCAAAGGTAGAGGCATCCGATACGAACCCTCACCCAATATACTTCACTGACAGGTGTCGGTAGTGACGCGGGGTTCGATTCCCCGCCACCCCACCAGTACACGTGGGATCGTACCCACTAGTTCCGGTGGCGAATACGGAATGAATCGAAGGAGGCTAACAGCCTACGAAAACAGCCCCCGATAGCATGGGTAATGCAAGGAGTTGACAGCCCCTTGAGGAATCTCAAATCAGAAGCGGTGGAGGCTACCTCTGTTTAGTAGCCAAGGAAGCCAGCCAAGAAGCTGTCTCAAATTAAGGAGAAAGGTCATGAGCAAGTGGACACACTATGTACGGGACAAGGAACACCCTGCAAGAGTAACAGTAGTTCAGGCTGTAGACCCATGCACTATTTGTGGAAAGACACACCTAAAGAAAGATGGAAGGGTAAGCGTGATGCCATGGGTTATGGCTGTGGTTATAGAAAAACTCAAGAGGATCAGTGATATACCACCAAAATCACCCCATTAAATGTTATACTGAGAGCAATCGACAGGAGAGCAGCATGGCAACAAAGAAAGGATTTTCAAGTAAGCCAAAGACGCGCAAAACAACAATTAGACATCTTGTAAACTGGGGCAATCGAACCATGAAGCCTGAAAAAGAAGAACGTTATTACGAATTTGCCAATGGCACTAAAACGTTCAAGCAAGGTAAAGGCGCATACACTAAATAACACATCATCATCAAGGAGGTACGGCATGTCAGAACACGCCACACCATTTTTCGGTGCAGACGCCGAAGCAGTTAAGGAAAGAGCCGCGGCATTTGAAGATTTGCGGCAAGCCTTTGACGAGCATGATTGTTCAGACCCAGATAGCTGGATGGCCATTGTTACTAATGGCAAAGCCATGATGCTTGCTGGAGAAGAACAGATACCAAACGTTGTATATGGTTTAGGACACCTACTTATAACAGCGGTAGACGCAGCAGATAAAACAGGAAACCAAATGCTTTCCATGATGGCAAGAATGGCCATGATGAAAGTATTGGAAGAATCGAAAGACTCATCATCAACAGAGGAAACAGGAAATGAAAACGATCACACTGACGCTTCCAGTTGAGGAAGCTATTGACACCTTACGATTGTTACGTGCTGAGGCGCGATGCTTGATAGAGAACGGAGATGTCTTACCGGACATTGATGTGCTCAAGCGGGCGCAGAATGTGCTTTCAGCACGTGAACGAATTGTCACAGAGCTTGAGGCTATCGGATATATCGAAGAGATGCCATATGAGCCTCCACAAATGGGTTTAAATTTGACTGACCCAGACCGCTTGCAACATCCAGCCATTGATGAAGCACTTAGCCAAGCTGTTACATGCGAAGAAGACAGGACCACCAAGATGGAAAGTGTAGCTGTAAAGCATGGCGTTCCCACCATGGTTATGGATGCTGGAGAAGTGGAATATGACTGCCTTGACTCCATACCAAAACGCGATGTGCTGGGGCGCAATTACTAATGAGCGAAATAACAAACGCAACAAGGATGAAAGTAATTGATGAACTATTGGCTGAATTGAAATCATTTGGCCATTACAGCGCAATTACTCATGTCAAAAGCTGCAAGAAACGGCTTGAGAGTCGAATGGGTAATGCGTCTGAATGGGAGTCAAAAACGAGAGGAAAAGGCCATGATAGACAAAACACAGATAGAGAAGTACACGGAAACAATATCCAGCAAGCTGGAGGATTTGGCTGAAGAGATAGAGCAAGAGTACCGCTACACAAGCATTGAAGAGCGGGCTGTTGCAGAAGCATGTGCTAGCAAAGTTAGGAAGCTTGCTGATGCTCTATAAGGTAGAGCCAGTTTCTAAGCCGCGTCAAACGCAGCGTGACAAGTGGAAACCCTCAAAGTCTGCACTCAGGTACAGAGCATTTGCAGATGAATGCAGGTTAAGGATGAAGGGGGTGGATTTGGATGGAGCAGATATTACGTTTTATCTACCCATTCCCCAAAGCTGGAGTAAGCGTAAGAAGCGTGAGATGAAGGGAGAGCCACACCGCCAGAAACCCGATCTGGACAACCTCATCAAAGCGCTGGGTGATGCACTGTATGGAGATGACTCATGCATTGCATCTATCCAAGCAAGAAAGGTGTGGGCAACCGAAGGTGCAATATCAATCATCACTAAGGAGAAAGACCATGACTGACGCAAAAGTAGTAGCCATTCAAACAGACAGTAGTGACCTGAGCAACATCAATGAATTGCTGAAAGAGCACGGCATTGACGCTGAAGGAGCTGTTGCCATTCCTATTGCCATCCCCATCAACTCACTGGATGACATCTCAGTAGCCCTCAAGAATATCGGCATCAACGCGGATACGATGAGTACAGCTATCAAGAAAGAGCTGGAACCCAAGGAAGAAGAGCCTGAAGGTGAGATTGAAATGCTGCGTAAGGTAGTTGAAGAGCTAGCGGAAAGTAACGCCAATCTCAAAGAAAGCCTTAACAATGCATTGGAAAAACTGATGAACGCTAAGGCTGTGCTAGGGAGCTGATTCATCGGGCTGGCCCCTGCCCCTATTGTCCACGGCTGTGCGAAAGGTCACGCCATGGATGCAGGGGTTGGCCCACCACCAAGGAGAAAGGCCATGTTATTTGAAATCTCAATGATCCTGTATGGTGCAGCGCTCTTTGTTTGGGTACAGCACTTAATGATTAAACAAGCAAGAGATGATCGCAAAGCACAAGAAGCGTATCAGTTGTTAAAAGGAAAGGTAGACGGTTTACAGCGAGTGTGTGAGATGCACCAGAAGATGCTGAAAATGATGAGCAACACAAAACAGTGAAAAGAATGCACTATCAAAACAAGGTATAGAAAAAGCAAAAGTGATAGGGAAAGATTATAGAGGCTTTCAATTCCATTAACTTTTATGGGGGTGACCGAAACCCTGAAAGCCTCTTTTTTACAGGAGAGGAAGAATGATTGACCTGATAGTGCGACTACGGAATTGGGAAAGGGTGTATTCATGCGATGCAGGAAAGCCAGATGGAAGCCTTTACCTAGAAGCCGCCGACCAAATCGAAGAACTGGAAGCGGAGATAAAAAACTTAAAGGCAATCATGCGTGGAGATGGTGGGACAAAGAAAGTTTCATTAAAGGACAAGGACGATGAGTGACTTTGAGAATCAAACAAAAACTTACAAGCAATATTGGACGACACCGTACTGTTTTCGTCCGATGTCCTCGCGCCGCGTAAACTCTGTTAAAGAATTGAACCGCTTGATGGAACGCATAGCTGAACTGGAAGCAGCTATCAAGACACACAAGGAAAGCTTTATTCAAGTTGGCATGAGCAGTATAGAGGACAAAAAGCTTTGGTCTGCGCTGGGAGATGAAGCGATTGATGCCGCGACATGATGTCCCGAAACGTGTGCTACAATTCAAAAAATGAAGCCCGTGATTGACAACATCGAAACGCTTGATTTATCACGCCAATGTAGAACGTTGGGGTCAGGAAAGAAAGACCCATACGGAGAGGCAGAGGGGGAAGTAAAGACACCACATCAGTTGGATCAGTACAACCACGCAAGCACTGTCATTTTATGCAAGGACATTGCTGACATCCTTACCAAAACATATCCAGACTGGGCATGGGCTGTACAGCCACAAGAGTTTGGACAAGTCATCAATATATTCAACCTGAACCTGCACAGTGAGTATGCATATACCATACGCATGGTGGATATTATGTATGATCCAAGCAGGCGGCAAGCATACAAGGCTGGTGCAGAGATACTGAAACGCTTTGGGATGCCATATAAAATGGACCGTGAGCTGTTGGCCGCGGCTCCACGGGATGTGCGGAAAAACTGCATCCCAGACATATCAGATTTTGAGAGCAGGAAAGAAAAGCGTAATGCGGAACTGGCGCATATGCTGGCTACAGGGAAAGCACGGATTGTGGAAACAGAGGATGGGGGACGTTACCTAGAGGTAGATAACCGATGAGCATTGGCCCAAGCAGTGAAGAAGCACTGGAAGACCCCATACGAAACCCAGTGCCGGAAGAAGGATACACGAACGAAGGTTCCGCTAAAGAAACAGCAGATGATGACCCCAGCAATGATTCTTTTTGGTTGAAGCGGGCTAGAGAAAGTCATCAAGCATCACAAACGTGGTTCGATGTGTCTATCAGGCGCAAAGCAGAAGACCACATGAGGCTGTTCAATAGTGAACATCCCCGCGGGTCGCGCTACAGTGATGAGTCATACCGTAAGCGCAGCAGGCTGTTCAGGCCGAAAACAAGAAGTGCAATACGCAAAACAGAGGCCGCAGGTGTGGCTGCATTCTTTGCAACACAAGATGCACTGACCTGTCAGCCACCTAATGCACGAGACCCCATACAGAAAGCGGGCGCTGACTCCATGGCAGAGCTGTTGAACTACAGGCTACAGAATGATATTCCGTGGTTTGTGACATGCATAGGAGCCATCCAAGATGCTTCTAAGCAGGGTGTAGTGATCAGCAGGCAGCAATGGAACTATCGTGAAGTTCAAGATGTGTATGATGAGGAAATAACGGATGCCATGACGGGCCAGTCTATGGGCAATCGCAGGACGTTTGAAAGGCGCGTAGTGGCAGATCATCCAGACATTGTTTTGCGTCCTATTGAGAATGTGCGGTTCTCACCAGCAGCTGATTGGCGCAACCCGATACAAACTAGCCCTTACCTTATTGACATGGAGCCATTCTATGTGGGGGACATTCTGGAGCGCGGGGAAGAAGGAGCGCAGGGGCAATACGATGTAGCGTTTCGTAAGCTGGATATCGCAACGATCAGATCAGCACTGAAACAGAGCTACGATCCTATCAGGCAAGCACGTGAAGGCCATCGTGAAGATCGTTACGAGGAAAATCACAGTGCTATTCAAGAGCACGATGCGGTCTGGGTGCATCACAACTATATGCGCGTAGACGGGCAGGATTGGTACTACGCCACTCTTGGCACAGAGATTATGCTGACAGACGTGGTGCCTTTGGAGGAAACCACACCCCTGAAAGAGCGGCCATACACCATGGGCTTCATTGCGTTGGAAACACACAAGCCGTACCCCGCTGGGCTGGTGGAGCTGATGAGGCCAATTCAGGAAGAAATCAATGACATCACAAACCTACGAATCGACAACATCAGGCACGTTATTTCACCCCGCTATTTCGTTAAACGGGGCAGCAGTGTCGATGTCCGATCCCTTCTCCGTAACATCGCTGGCGGTGTCACTGCCATGGAAGACCCGCAGAACGATGTACACATTAGACAGATTCAAGACACTACGGCTTCTTCTTTTCAAGAGCAGGACAGGCTCAGTGTGGAGGTTGACGAGCTGGCCGGAACAAGCAGCCAATCCTCAATTGCTGCAAACCACAACATCAATGAGCGGGTAGGCAATACTCAGATGATGAAGGAAGACTCCAACCAGCTCACTGAAATGAACATCAGGACATTTGCTGAGACATGGGTAGAGCCTACGTTGCAGCAAGTTATGGAGCTGGAGCGGGCATTGGAGTCAGATGAAGTTGTTTTAGCGATTGTTGGGCAGCGCAGTAACATGGCACCAGAAATGGTATTTCGCATGATGGATATGCCAGTGCGCGTTACTGTCAACGTAGGATTTGGAGCAACCAACCCACAGCGCCGTTTGCAGAAGGTAGCTATGGCGTTTAGCACGTTGGCTCAAATCAACCCAAACCTGTTGGCACGAGCAGATGAGCGTGAGCTGGCGTCAGAAGTGTTGGGGGCTGTTGGGTTCAAGAGCGTAGAGCGTTTCTTCCCTCATCTTGCATCTGAAGGTAATGAAGACCCGCAGACCAAACAGCTGATGGAAGAGAATCAGCAGCTGAAAGCAATGCTTGAAGGTGAGCAAGGTAAGCATCAGGCGCAGCTTCAGGGTAAACAGATGGATGTACAGGGACGTGTGCAGATAGAGCAAATGCGTCTTGAGTATCAGCGTGAACGTGACCGCGGTGCAGATCAGCTTAAATACAACATTGAGCAGAATAAATGGAAAGGCATGTTGCTTGACCATGAAATCAAGCGAGAACAGAACGGGTTCCGCAGGCAGGAGCTGATAGAGCAGCGCAGAGCACTAAACCACACCATTGCGATGGATGAAAGACAGTACCAGATGGCCATGCGGGAGCAGCAGTACAACATGCAGCAGCCTGTAGAGAAAACACCTGACATTGGCAACACAGGACCAACCCCTGCCAAGGGAGCGCCTGAGCCGCAAGAGGTGAAGCCAAATGCTGGGCCAAACACAGACAACCCCGGTGGTGGGAAAAGAATTGCCAGCACGCCTAAACTCAAAGGTGATGACATGGCAGGAGTAATATCACGAGGTGACTATGGTGTCATTCCCGGCAAGGAAGGATGAAGAAGACCTGATTTATGATCCATTAGACACACTGCCGTTGTGGAAGAAGATGCAAGGTCAGGTGGAGTTACCACAAAGCAAGCACAGGAAAGCAAGATGCCAGCGAAAAAGAAAGTCACGAAAAAGAAAGTAAGTTTGAAGAAGAAGCCGCTTGCAGCAGCGGTCAACTACAACGTCAGGAACAAGGCTGCTTTGGCCCTGATGGAAAGCAGAGAGAGGAAGCGCAGATGAAGCCAACAGCATTTAATAGGCGCGAACCAGCCATGGTGGTGCCAAACACAGAGCCAGAACTATTGACTGATACAGGTGTTATTTCACCTGCCACGTACAAGACGTACTGGGGAACGACTGGTGCGGCAACTGCAACGCTGGCTGATGGAGTGTGTGATGGTCACGTCAAGGTGATCCAGATGATCGCAGACGTGGGTGATGCGGTGCTCACGCCGAACAGCCTGTATAACGGAACCACGATCACGTTTGCAGACGTGGGTGATGTGGCAGTGCTGTGTTGGTCACAGGACTACGGTGCATGGGTTATGATTGACGCATACAACATGGTAGACGGTGGGACGTTCCCAGTTAAGGCGTAATTGAAAAGGAGAAAGGTTAATGGCTAAGAAGAAAGTAGCTACGAAGAAAGGATTGAAGAGCGCATTTGAAAGACGCCGCGCCATGATGGATGAAGCGTCAGGGTATGGCCCAACTAAGAAAAAGAAAGTGGCCAAGAAAAAGGTATCGAGGAAGAAGTGATTAAGAGCATTAAGATCAAGATAGGCAAGACCACTATTGAGATCACGCCTGAAGAGCTGGAAGAGTTGAAGCGGGACATACTTGAGCTTAGTCCAGAGCCTGTCGTGCTTCCTCCCGTAGTGCTGCCAAGCACACCTTCTGTACCTTGGGAAAAGCCATACTACTCCCCTGACACTATTCCGGTTTTTCCTACAATCATCTGTTGAGGTAGACATGCCAAAAGAAAGGCCAACTATTAAGAACCTGAGTAACTGTTCGTTTTGTGGTGATCACAAGGATGACGTGCCACTGATGATCACAAATGCTGAGGGTAATGCTGCGTGTTGTAGCACCTGTGCGCTGGCGATTATTGATCAAACGTACAAGTGGGCAGGTGGCATCTATCGGAGCTTGAGGGCAGAGACAGAACGCCGCAAGGCTGCGGAGAAAAAGATTATCACTGGGGGATCAGTAGATGACGCGATCAATAAAGTCACAAGATGATCCGTTAGCTGGGTACAGGCGTACACCTGACGAATACGAAGAGCTGGAGCAAGAGCTAAGTGCTTTTCGTTCTATTGCAGCGAATGAAGTTAATGTGACGCTGTTGCGGTCAGTCATTCTGAAAGACGAATTGCAGCAGGAGTTGAAAGATGCTTCGTCACCGCTTTGTCATTTGGTTACACACGCGGTATCTGTTTATGAAGCGGCCCAGCAAGACTGGGTGGCTGAGGATAGAACGGACACTGATAAGGCTGTTGCTGCTCATGCCAACGCTCGTGCAGCTCGTTTGGTAATTGACTGGGTGACAGAGCAAATTGAAATAGGTAAACAAGCACAGCAAGAGCTGGAGGTAGAGGCCACAGATGAGCAATGAAAAGATGAGCGCCAAGGAGCGCACGACTGAAGAGGCAGCTGAAATTCTGGAAACAGAGTTGCGGCCAGAAAACGAGACACCTGTACCTACGGGCGATGAAGAGCAGCCTGTTGCTGCACCAGACCCGATGGAAGCACGCAAGCAGCTGTATGAGAAAGCACGCAAGCGAAGGAAGGAAACGGTGTCACGTGAGGCAGAAGAACACGTAGATGTTGAGTTGTTGCAGGCTATGCAAGAAGAAGCATCTGGTGGTGATAAGCCTGAGTCTGAAGTAGACACCAATCGTAAGGACAGATCAGACGAAGAGCGGGCCATTGCTGAAGCAATGGGTGAAGAAGAGCAATCGGAAGAAGAAAATACGAACTTAACTTCCGATAGTGCAGAACCTTCCTTGACGAAAGCCAGTCCTGAAGATAAAGTTGCAGTTAAGATTCTGGGCAAAGAATACCTAGTCCCACAGCAGGACATTGATGATGCTGGCGGGATTGAGTTGTACCAGAAGTCTCGTGCGGTAAATCTGAAGCTGCAACGCATAGCCACCTTAGAAAAGGCGCTCCCTGCGGAACCAGATAATGAGGCAGCGCACGGGGAACAGCAAGAGACAGACCCATCCACGGACGGTCTTGGCGAAGCTGACATTGCTTCCTTGAGAGAGGAAGTTGTTGACGCGATGGTTGAGGGTGAAGATATGTCGGCCCTTGACGAAGTGCTAAAGAAAGCACTGACCAAGACTACGCCGACCATTAAGAATCCAAGACCAGCGCAACCGAACGAGATCAGTGTAACTGAGCGTCAGATTATTGAAGACGCGAAGCGAGAGCTTTTAGAGCAGATGGAAGCTGATCGTGTAGCTACTAATGACATGATGCGCCAAGAGTATTCGGACATCATGGGCGACCAAGAGTTGTTGCAGTTAGCCCAGCAGAGATTTGCAGTGCTGGGGTCAGACCCAAGCAACGAAGGACGCACACAGAAGGAGCTGGCACGAGAAAGTGCAGAGTTTGTGCGGTCACTGGGCAAGCGGTTGTTGGTTGAGAAACCAGCTACCAGCCAAGTAGAGCAGGAACGACAGCAGCGCATCCAACGCAAGAAGCGGCTACCGCGGGCATCAAGAGCAGACGCACCAGCAGCACCTGTATCTCAGGAACGTAAACCGATGTCGAACAGGGAATATCTGGCGCGGCTGCGAAAGATGCAAGGTCATGATCTAGCAGAGTAGCAAGCCAGCCCCAGTTTGACGAAACTGGAGAAAGAAATGGCTGGACAAGTATGGTCAGTGGACGTTCTCGGTGGCTTCATGTACTCCGATGAACTGTCCGACAAACTTCGTGTTGAGCTGCTCCCTGCCGTGAAGTTCCGTCAGCTGTGTGATGCACGGGACGCAATGGATAAGGGTCTCAACAAGGGCGACCAGTACAACTGGAACGTCTATTCTCGTGTGGCAGACGGTGGCGATGTGCTGGATGAACAGCAGGCAATGCCGGAAACCAACTTCACTGTGACGCAGCAAAGCCTGAGCATTACGGAATATGGCAACAGTGTTCCGTATACTGGCAAGCTGGATGACCTGAGTCGCCATCCGGTGGAAGAAGTCATCAAGAAGGTTTTGAAGGTTGACGCCAAAGAAACCATGGATGGCGCTGCTCATGCACAATTTAACCTGACGGGACTTACCGTCACCCCCACGGACGCATCTGCGGTTACGTTGGAAGAGGGAGGCTGCACGCTGACCAACAACAACGCAATGACCAAAGAGCACGTCAAGAACATCGTTGACATCATGAAAGAGCGGAACATTCCGACTTACATGGGTGATGACTACTACTGCATCGCATGGCCAACGACATTCCGCACGTTCAAGAATGATCTGGAAGGAATCAGCATTTATGTTGAAACGGGCTTCCGGCACGTCATGAACGGTGAAATTGGACGCTACGAGTCGATGCGCTTTATTGAGCAGACGCATGTAGCCAAGGGTGGCGCAGTTGATTCAACCACGTGGAACTTCCGTACCCCCGATCTGTGGGACAACGCAGCATCGGACTGGGCGTTCTTCATGGGTGAAGACACTGTAGCTGAGGCTGTGGCAATTCCTGAAGAAATTCGCGGCAAGATTCCGACTGACTTTGGTCGGAGTCGTGGTATTGCTTGGTACTACTTGGGCGGTTTCGGTATTGTCCATGGTGGCACCGACTACGCCAATCAGCGGATTATCAAGTGGGAGTCCGCGGCTTAACGATCCGGTCTGTGGCGACTGGCCTTGAGAGATGTAGTGCTTATGGCCTTTCCGCTACAGGATCGGGCCAGTCGCCGCTTTAACGAGAGGAAACAGAAATGAGATCATATGATCAACCTGACCTGATGTCGTATAACCTTGGCAGCGTGGACTTCACGTCTGGCGGGCCGTTCACCATTCCGGTGCCGCCCGACTGCTCAGGTATGCGCGTAGTAGGTTACGCAATTGATACCGCAACTGTCGCGTTTACCGCTGACACCACCGCAGCTGCTTTGCAGTTTGGTGATGGAACCGATGCTGACAAGTTTGGTCAGCTGGATGCAGCTGTAATTGGTGCTGGTGATTCACTGCATGTAGTTAACGATGCTGGTGGAACGTCCGCAGACTATGCCAGCGCAGCTGGTGGGCGTCTGGACCAAGTGACCGTCACTGTTGTGGCCCCGACTGGTGGTACTCCCGGTGGTACTGGGAATCTCACCGTCTTCATGGCTTGGTACTAAGGAGGTGCCCTGTGAAAGTAAATCGTAACAAGGCAATGAAAAAGTCTGGTTTGAAGGGTTCCTTCCCCAAGATGGGTGGTGGTTCTGTTCAGACTGGTTTGTCTGGACGCATGTCTATCAGCTCTGATACGGCTATGACGGATCGAGTTGGTGGTGCTCAGATGCCTGCTGCGGCAACCACGGTTCCGTTTAAAGGCAAAAAGTAAGATTAGCTTGCGGGAAGCGGGCTAAACAAGATGGGTTAGTCTTGGTTCCCCCTCTGGGACTAGCCCATCTTTCTTACAATGCCAAGCAGAGGAATTACCAATGGATGATGCACTTCGACAGAACTATCTAAATCAGATTGAGCGGGTACAGGAGCAGCTTAATCGCTTGCGGGATATGGTCACTGGTAGTGACCCAGAGAAAGAACGTATCTCAATGTTGGTAGTAGGATTCCCTGATCTATACCTTAAAAATCCAGAGCAGTATGAGCGGCTCAAAGGGTATGCTGATCCAGAGAAACCACCCTTCACCCCAAGTGAAATCATGCGCGTTATGTATGGTATGGGCGATACGCGTTTGACGTATGCCCAGCGTGAAGAGTGGCGCAAGATGCACGGAGACAACTGATGGCAAAAGACAACCGGATTCGTAAGATGGGATCAGATTATTTCATTGCAGAAGGATGTGATGATTATGATGATGAAGCTCAACGCAGTCACACGTCACCAGAAAGCCCTACTAACTTGAGGTATGCGCGTAGTCACGCAGAGCTGGCAGGAAGAAAAGACCCAGCGTTGTCTGAGGGTGTTTCGTTTACTGAAAAGCTTGAAACGAGAGACTATTACAACTGGGACTGACAAAGGAGAAAGGCCAATGAAAGAGTTAGACAGAAACAGAAAGTACGGCGTGGTTTATGGCCATGCCGTCTATCATTTCATGCAGGATGGTGTGTATTTTGATGCACAAGGAAAAGTAGTTGGTGGCAAAGAAAAAGCGTCAACAGCTAAAGCATCAGAAGACCCTCCGCAAGTAGTTGAGAATACCGCAGACAACTCTCCGCGCATTGCAAAGCTAAACAAAATGGCTATCCCAAAGCTTAAGAGGCTAGTAAAGACAGTATCTGAGCAATTGGGTATTGATGCGCCCGAAGGTGGAAAAGGTGCAAAAGCAAGGTATGTGAGGTTCCTTGTGGATAACACCACAGATTAAAGGAGTCGCCAATGGCACAGGATACCTACTTAGAGCTGGTGTCCGACATGATCAGAGAGACGGGGCTGAACGGTGGCAATGCCCCGTCTTCTATTGAGGGTGCGGAAGGTGATGCAGCAAAAGTCTGTTACTGGATTCAACAAGCAGACCTGTCGATTCAGCGTGAGAGGATTGACTGGCAGTTTCTTTGGGCGCGGCATGATGCAGTATTAACCGCTGATAGCAATGTTGTTCCCTCCCCTGTCGATACTAATAGCAATAACACGGACACAAACCAGCATACGGTGCTAATCAATGCCATGCCGAAAGACAGGCTGGCTATTGTTGACACTAATGGGGAAGCATATTTCCCTGTATTCCTTGATTGGAATGAGTTCACGCCATTGTATGGCTTTGAAGTGCAAGACCCATCTAATTACCCATCATACTGGACCATTCGCCCAGACCGCACGATCATGTTATCAGAGCCTGTTGAAAGTTCAGACATGATTTGCCGTTATGAATATTGGCGTAAGCCCCTCAAGTTACGTGAAGGAACAGACGTTAGTCGAATACCAGATGATTACTCACGTCTAATCGTGGTCAGAGCAAAGATCATGTACGCAGAGCATGAGGATGCACCAGAAGTGGACGTTGGAGCTACAGCAGAATACGAGATTCTATTCAATCAAATGCTGGCCACACAAGCTCCGATGGCTGAATGGCATCGTCTTGAAAACGCAGACAGGTTGTTGCAAGTAGAGACGGCATAATGTTTCGCTTAGCAAGAGCAAGAGCAGCGTCAAACAGGGCAAAAGGCAGGCGTACTGCTGTTTTGACAAGAGACAAAATAGACCTGAAGGGTGGTCTCAATTTTATTGATGCAGCTGATGGCATACCTCCCGGCATGTTGTTGGCTTGCCGCAATTATGAGCCGCATTATCAAACAGGCGCATATCGGCGTGTAGCTGGATTTGAAGCATTTGATGGACAGCCAAGACCACACTTGGCTGAGTATTGGCGTGTAAATCTTTCAGCTATTTCAAATGGTCCATTTCAGCATGGGGAAACTGTTACAGACGGAACTGAAACAGCCATTGTTGTTTATTACGAGGCAAATGCTGAAGCTGCTGATGGAACAGGCTACATCATTGTCAGTGAGCTAACGAACGATGTAGATGCAGGTGCAACATGGACAGGGCAAACGTCAGGAGCTACAGCAACCAGCACGTCAGATACAGAGTTTGAAGGGCAAGATGATGAAGATGAGCATGATCAGGCGCAGCTAGCTGCTGAAGACTATCGGCGGGCAAACATCACAAAAGTAGGTGAAGGAACGTGTGAGGGGGCGGTCAGAGGGATAAACATTTACAAGAACGCCATATACGCGTTCAGAAATGAAATCGGTGGCGCAAAAGGGACGATGTGGAAGTCCACGCCAACAGGATGGGAGCAAATAGACCTTGGTTACAAGGTTAGATTCATAGAAGCATCTCATCAGCCAAACGAAGGGGAAACATTAACAGGAGCAATAAGTGGTGCGAGTTGCCAAATCAGGCGCTCTGTTTTGTCACAAGGATTCTGGACAGGAGACGGAGAGGGCTATTTTATTGCGACAAGCATTACAGGGACTTTCGTAACAGGTGAAGACCTTGAGGTTGGTGGAGAAGTAATAGCAAAAGCCAACACAGTATTGGCTCAACAAGCACAAGAACTCCCGCCCAATGGGAAGTACAGGTTCAGAAATTACAATTTCGGGGGCCACACATCAACGTATCGTATGTACGGTGTTAACGGTGTTGGCAATTCGTTTGAGTATGACGGAACGGTTTTCACGCTTATTGAAACAGGCATGGCGTTTGATCAGCCCACCCACATAGGTGTGCACAGAGGTCAGTTGTTATTGGGCTATGTGGGTGGGTCTTTACAACATTCTGGCAAGAATAACCCTCTGAGTTTTCAGCCAGTGCTGGGGGCGAATGAGATACTGGCTGGCGATGAGATTACTGGCTTCATCGAAGAAGTTGGTGATGTTTCATTTGTATTCACACGCAACAAAACATTTCGGCTTGAAGGGTTTGTCCAAGAGAACGTGCAGTTGAAGCTGCACAACTCTGAGACAGGGGCCATTCCCGACACGATTCAAAGAATTGGAAAGTCTGTTTATCTTGATGACAGGGGCTTTACACAGCTACCTACAACAGATGCGTTTGGAGATTTTGCATCCAGTCAGGTATCTCTGCTCATTGATCCTTTGATTCAAGGTTTTCTTAAAAAGTCTTCAATAGAAGGATCAATCGTTAACCGCGGCCTGAGTGTTTACCGATGTTTTTTCAGTGATGTTGGGGCAATCAGTATTGGATTTTCTGGCAACAAGGTTAATGGCATTACGATGGTGGATTATGGGTTAAGTATTACCGATACCGCCAACGGTGAAATGCAGAATGAATACGGAAATACAGTAGAAAGAAGTTTTGTCTGCGACAGTGATGGATGGGTATATGAAATTGATGTTGGGAGAAACTTCAACGGAAACTCACTGGAAGCGTATTTCGTAACGGCATATCATTTTTCTGGCTCACCTGAAACAAACAAACGTTACCGCAGAGCAACGATATACCTCACGGGAAGTGGGCGTACAACGCTGCAAGTGTCTGCTGATTACAATTACAACGAAGATTCACAGAATTTCGAGCGAATATTAGATGAAGCCATTCCATTGGGAGGTGGTCGATACGGAATCGACAGGCACGGAGAGTTTTTGTATTCACGCGCCAGTCAGGGAGACATACGGGTTACGATGGATTCGCACGCACGAAATGTTTCTTTAATCGTGTATCACAACCAAATAAACGAAGAGCCACACGTGTGTTATGCAATTCAGTATCACATTAGTGGTAGAAGGCTGGTTAGGGAATAATGGCAGGATTAGAACCATATACTTCTACATATAACGATGTAGATGGCAGCACAATAGATGCCAGTGACTTGGTAAACGAATTTTACCGTGTGGCGTACTACCTGAACTTGTGGGGCGGTGCAATTGGAGCTATTGGCAAAGATACGAGTTACGAGACGTACATTGAAAAAGTGGAAGGGGAGCTGGCAGAAATACTGCCAGCACGTGGGCTTATACAGCGGCTTGATGTTGCTGCTGGTGTCAACGAATTTGAAGTAGCAATACGAGAACACACTGATGGTGCTCCATTCAGGGTGTACACCACGATACGGTGTCTTAACAAAGATACGCGGTTTATGGTGCGTGCTCCATCTGGCCAGTCACACGTGTTTGGCGTTAACAGGACCACATACATGCCGTCACAAGTGATCGCAGATGGCGCATATACCGCGGCGATTATATGTACCTATGGCGCTGAAGAAGGCGTAATGGTTCAAGTGTTTGCTGCGAACCCTGAAGAGGGCAGTGTTGATAAAAACGACATACTTCAGTTGGTGGCTCAATAATGGCTGATTGCGTATACGTTCCGCAGATTACGGCTGAATTTGGCAAGACCGTGACTGACGATGAAATCAACCGCGAGTTTCAAGAGATCGAGCGGGTGTTTGATTGCTTTGCAAAAAGCATTGGGTCTAATACTGAGACAGAAGAAAACATCACTGACAACGGCATAGTAGACAATTCCTACACCATTGATCCAGCGTTTGGAACGATTCAATACCTTGAGATTCAGGGTGACACAGAGCTGGACATTGAGACGCCTGAATTAGATGACCCGAAACTAATTACGCTGGTTATTGCTAATGCAGGCAGTGTTGAAACAGGCACTTACGGTAAGTTCAATTTTAAAAGCGGAACGGTGTGGACACATGACCGTGACGGGGCCATGGATGGAAAGCCATGGAATATGTACGCAAATCTGGACGGCAGCACCAATGGGACGCAATACACGGGCTTTTATGGTGGCATTGTGCAGTGTATTCATGACGGAGCTGGCTGGATTTACCTTGTCTTTGCGCGGCATCATCTGGACATCTTCAGTGCTCCGAATCCAGATGACATCTACGATTGGAGATAATCGTGGCGAACTCGTTTTATACCAATAACTTCAAAGGAAGAGCAGGCCGAAAAGAACGGGCCAAGCATATTGTCGATGAGTTCAAAGCGATTGAAGATGGTTTTGCGCTACTGCAAAGCTACAACATCAATTCAACGCTAACCATACACACCAACACAGTACAGCAGTCAGGCTTCATTACTATTCGGCCTGACTTTGGTTATTTGCAAGAGCTTTATATCCAGTCGAACACAACCATCGTGATGGGCAACCCCCAAAACGAATCACAGTATCGGGTTTCGCTGATGATCCACGGTGCCGGATACGTGATTGTTAACAACTGGGGAGCACAAACGTGGAAAGAATATGGGGGGACGCAGGATAACTGGTGGGAGTTGTTTACTGGTGATGGGCCAAACGCTTCCATGCTGTTGGACTTTTTTTGGGACATTTGTACGCGCACATGGATATGTGTCGCCAGCTCCAAAAACGTATTCAATTCAGCGGGTGGGCGCAACGCTGTAGAGTTGATGTATCCGTTGCTATGCAACCTTACGGATGTGGCAGATACGGACACGTGGGGTTATACACGTAGCGGAAATGGTCAGACGCTAGACCAAAATCAACACTACCACTACCTTGGTACAAATCAGCCGCGGCATAGTGGTGTACGTTGGGTAGAGAACTGGTCTCCAACAGCCAGTGATCTTACATCAGCAGCATGGGTTGCCACGGATTGTTCTGTTAGCACTATCACGGAAGGCGGGCCAAACAGCGAAGACGTACAGGAGCTGACTTTTACTGCAACCAACGGCAAGCTGGCGTCATACATCCTTCCGTCTTTTGGGCGGGCAACCACAGACAATGACCCTATCAAGGTTGCTGTGCGCTTTTTGGCAAAGGCAACATCAGGAACTGCGGCAGTGCGCGTGGTTAATTCCCTGTGTGGGAAGACTAATCTTTCTCCACCTGTTCATGATGCGGCGCAGGTGGCGCTGAGCGATGAGTGGGTAACATATGGTTGTGTTCTCAACATTCTGAAAGACGGTAACGATACTAAGTCATTAGCTCTTGATCAGTTTTATCCAAAGCTATTGATGGAAGTGGCGTTTATGTCTCCATCAGGATCAGCGGGAGACCCTATACAAATTACTGACGTTCAAATTGAAGTGCTTCGGTATCTGGATGATGAGATGGTGGGAGAGCTACAGGAAACCACTATTGGATCATCCATTGCACTGCTGGGCACAGGAACTGGTAATTGGGATGATGGAACCAAGCAGCTTGAGCTTCCAACAGTCGGCACGTCCGTTGATCTGAGCAGCACACTGGAAGCAGGCAAAACATACTTAGTCGATGCGCGGTTGCAAAGCGGAACTGCTGCTGACATTCGTATGCAAAACAATGTCACGGTGTGGGGCGCAGGTTCAGCGGGAGATGGGCTGTATGTCCAAGATGCACCGTTTACATTTCAGTATGACGGTGGACAGCTGACTTTCGTATTGATGGATGGCATTTCCTCAATTTACTTGGTGGACATTTACGAAGTAAGTGGAGACCGTGGCGCGTACTGCACGGAAAACCCATACGATATCGTTTCCTTTGTAACGGGGAATTACCATCTGACGGAATCAACTCCGCGTGTTCCCTATGACAGTGGCGTGTTGTTTGGCACGGCAAGAGAGATTGCCTCAACCAACCTGATTGCATACGAGTATTACCGTACATTCACCCTGTGGGACCAACAGGGTTTGGGCGGTGTTACTGCTGCTGATTGTCGTAATCCGGTATTTCAATCTGAGTTTGGAATTGATGGCAGGCCATCACGGGGAACCATCTTGCAGGGTGCAAGCCGTGTACAAGAAGGTTATATCACGCGAGACTTTTCAATTACCCCAGCGGCAACAGGCTATGACATTCAGATGTGGCTGCGGCGAACATATGACGTTGAAGGAAACATCGTCTACACACCGCAATATGGTGATGTGACTACAGAAGCTTCACGGTATGTTGATTTTGAAGCTGAGCTACTGGGAGGAACCAGCACGATTGAGTCTGGGCGTATACGCGTTGACTTACAAACCAGCACGATTGGTGGCTTGCCTTCTGGCTACAACTACCAGCTTGGTGTTTACGTGCTCAATGATTGGCTGTTGTGCATTATTTCGTTACAAAACGATGGGACGCATGACACGTTTCGGTTCAGGGTGTACCCGTCTAGTGGAAACGTAGCTGACCCAAGTGTGGTCAAAACAGACCTTACAGGCTGGTGTGTAATTGATTGGGCGCAGCTGGAAGCGACAGGCGGTACGTTCTTTGCCAGCTCTCCAGTCATTGGCGGTGACACAAGGAACACGGAGAACTTCACTACCAATCTTCCTGATGGTGAGATATATGCCACGTTTGATGACAACAGCTATTACGAAGTAGGGAAGCTGGTTGCCACCGCAGTGAGTGGAGATATCATTTGGGAGTGGGATGATTACGTTCACAAGAACTTGTTGTTTTCGACCACGAGTCTAGCCAGCGGGACCGTGTACAACATGCACGAGTTTGGGTTGGTTGACGATGCAAGCCCTCCGCAAAACGATTTACAAATTTTAACTACTACACTGTATCCGGTAGAAGTTACGGAATCGCTTGTTCCAACGCTTACGCCATCTGATGGATACATGATTTTAATACCAGAAGATTTTGCAGATGCTGGTGGTGTGCACGTCTCGACAGAGTTAGACACTATTTTGCTTTATGGCACGGCTGATCCAGATGAGGCAGAAGCAGGTGGGGTTCATGTGACAACGACTCTTACTTCGTTGTTGATTGAAGGGACTGCAAATCCAGATGAAGCTGATGCAGGTGGACTGCACGTATCAACAACACTAACAAGTTACTTAATAACCGCGGATACGCCTGACGAATCTCTTGATATAAGCATTGTGTTAGATGCATCAGGATGTTCAATGACGGCTGTTTAGGAGTAAATATGCATTACTTAAAATATAAAGATATTTTGGTCCCTGTTGTTAACGGACTTAAACCGCGGTTTCAAGGGCAGGTAAGGGGGATTCTGCGTGATGCCATGGGTAACGTAGTTCAAGATACAGGGTGGGGTCCAAATTTAATAACAGATTATGGCTTAACTGCCATGCGCTCAAATTCTGTTTGGTCGTATTGGCAGATTGGGAGTAGTGATCAAGCTCCAGCGTTTACAGATGTAGCACTGGTATCACCTTTCCAGACTGCGTATCACAATATGCACCCTCTGGCCAACCCGTTTACATCAACCAATCTGGGTGCGCCAGATTATGCTGTTGAACAAACCATGGTTGTTCGCTTCGCATCAGGTACGGCTGGAACCATAAGAGAGTGTGGGTGTGGAGGCAATGGTGCTGATTTATCTATGAGAACTCTTGTTCCTACGCCTGTTGTAAAAGGAATAGACAATGTTTTCGATCTAACGTATCGAATGACAACTTATCCCGATCTGACAGATCGAACGGATACCGTAACAATTGAAGCAGAAACATATAACGTTTTAGTAAGGGCGCAGGATGTTGATAATACTGGCAGCCCACAGGGGGCATTTAACGGCTTTGCCCAAAGTACCTTTTCTAACGGAAATGTTTCAGATTATTCACTTGGAGCTACCCCAGCAGATGATCCAACGGGTGGAACTGACGCTGACAGTACAAATTATTATCAAATTATTGGTAATGGTTCTGGCTATGAAACAGTTCAACTGGTTGTAGGGCTTGATAGCGGAAATTTCCCCAGCGGAGTGAGCTTAATTACGCTAAATAATCCCGGTCAAACTGGAATAATTGGCGTTCAATATAGAAGGGCTTCAGATAACGCGTTCTTGCCAAAAGATGAAACGAAAGTTTTAACCTTGCAATTTAATAACACGTGGGGAAGACACTGATGATTATTCAGCCACGTAAAACCATTTTACTCCCTTGCACCACACTGGTGGAAATGAAAGGGTTTTTCCGTTTTCAACTTGTTAATAAATACAGCGGAAAATGCAGAGTAGATACAGGATTTTTCCCTAACAAGCTACTCACGTCAGGCATGAACGAAATGGTAAATCAGGCGAACTGGTTAACGTGGGTTCATGTAGGAACAAACTCTACTCCACCTACTGCACTGGATACCCAGTTGCTTGGGTTTGTCGCAGGGTCATCTACTATTGAAAGCGAAGCAGTTGCCGCGCAATCGTCTGCACCTTATTACGCATACAAACGAAAAACATTTCGTATTAGCAATCCCGCTATTGCAAACCAAAATCTCAGTGAAGCAGGTGTAGGCTGGGGTAGCTCAGGAAGTACGTTGATTTCTCGTGCTTTGATACTTGATCCGCAAACACAAGAAACCACCACGGTTACACCACTTCCAGATGAGATACTAGATGTAACGTATGAAATGCGTTATTACCCACCTACAGCTGATGTTACTGGGCCACAAGTTACGCTTGATGGTGTGACATATGACACCACAACCCGTGCAGCCATGGTTACAGATAATTCATGGGGTAATAACATTGGAACGTCCATTGCGATAAATAATTCTGCACTTTCAGCGAATCAAGCATGGACGGGTGATCTTGGTGCTATAACAGAGTTGCCTAGCGGGACCGCATACAACATGGATGGGTTAAACGCGACTAATGCAGCCTACCAAAATAATTCATTTGAAAGAAATATGTCTGTAAACATTGGTGCTGCTGGATGGAATGCAGCAGGAGGGATTCGTTCTGTATCTGTTTGGACAACTGCGGGACGCTTCCAAACGCGGTTTGGCTCAAACCCCGGCGACAATACTATTCCAAAGACAAACTCATACACCATGCAGCTGTCATGGACAATTTCATGGGCAGAGAAAGTCTAATGGCGATACCTGAAGACAGAATGTCAACAAGTGTAGTGATTAATGATTGGCTACCGCCTGATGAGCGCTATCGAACACTAGATGTTGACTATGAGGCTGGCCCTATTGCCTTGAACGATCCAACGGCTGGATTGGCGTACCAGCCATGGGAGCTGACATGGGACTTAGGTACGGGCAATTTTACGGTTACGCCAGAAACGACAGGTTCTCCGTCTGTGGTGTTGAACAGCGGTGGGGCAAATGTTACCCAGCTAAGCTTGGCGTTTGATCAGAACGGGCACGTGAATGTTGCTTATACCGCAAACACAGGAACATTTTTATATTGGTATGACTCGCTGATCAGTAACTGGGTTACGACACAACTTCCAGCAGCGGTATTTATGCCAACACTGACACTGGATGACAAACGGATCACACAAACAAATGCCAGTGACATCATGTTGTGGTGGACTGAAGAACAGCCGGATGGCACGTATAATCTATACAGGGCATATCAGCGAGACCGATTTAACCCGCTGGTGCCAAAAGAAATGGCCACAGACATCAACCCTTACATCTACAAGCTGGGGATGCATAAGGGATTTAGACTACAGCTTGGGTTGAGCGACAGAGTATTGTGAGGAAACAGTAATGGCAACTTTTACGAAACCAGCAGGTGATGGAGAGCAAGTCGATTTTCTGGGTAAAACAACCACAGAAAAGGACAAACAGACATCTACCAAGGCGACAACGGAGCAAACGGAAAGCTCTACGCCATCGCTGAGAGAGTGGGCAGATTCAAAGGGCATCTCAGGGCCACTAGTTAAACACGGCAGTTTTTTATACACCAGTGGTGGCATGTTCCGCATTGGAGATGATGGTGTTCCATATGGTGGGGGCGCACAATTAAGTTCTGGCACACCAAATGAAAATAATACTGTAACGATGCAGGATTATATGAACATGCCGCGCCCAACAACACAGGCAAACATTTGGGATATTGCTAATAATCAAACCAAGAATACATCTTCAGCTACGTCCAGCACGCAGAGCACAGGCGATGCAGTAGTTACACAATCAAAAACCGATCCCACCAAAAAAGAAGACCCAGATCAGTTTGGTGATAAGACAGGGGATGACTATGGCGTAGGAGGCGAAACCACTGATGATGCAATTATTGGAGACGCGCCAGCGACTGAAACTGAAGAAGGAAATACCATTCCTGATGGTATGGACTATGAAGTTCCAGAAGCTTCTGATGCGTTTGTGCCAGAGGGGTCTGGAACGGCAGATGTAGAACAAACGACATGGGATGTAACAGATGAGCAAACCGTAGCGGGTCAATTTGAAGACCTATATGATCGGGACAGCCCCATCTTTGAGCAGGCGCGGCAAAGAGCTATTCGACAGCATCTTGCTTCTGGTGGTCAAAACAGTGCTATGGCAGCTGGATTTGGTGAAGCTGCGGCGATGGATAAAGTGTTTCAGATCGCGCAAGCAGACGCAGCAACGTATGCACGTTCTGCTGAGTTTAACGCAGCCATGGCGAACCAGTATTCATTGGCAGAACAACGTTTCATTCAGAATGCTTTGCTATCAGAGCAAGCTTTTCAGCAAGCAAAAAGCCTGCAAACACAACGCATCGCTGCTCAGCTGGAGTCTATAGTTTTAGACTATAAGGGGCGCAGTGCTCTCATGGATAAGGAGCTAGACATCTGGCAAAAGCAGGCTGCTAAGCAGTTTGAATATGACATGAGCAAGCTTAGTTTTCAGCTGGAGGGCGAGAAACAAATGATTAACATGCAGGCGTTGGCAAACTTTTATAGCAACGGCTTTGCATCAGTAATGCAGATCGCTGGCAATCCGAATTTGTCAGCAAAACAATCTAAAGCTGCGATGGAAGAAGGAATGGCATGGTTCAATACACAGCTAAATGCATTCCGTGCCATCTTGTATGGCAATACTACACAAACATCAACAGGTCAGGATTTTCTTAATTACAACTGGGCAACAGGTGAGAATGAAGGAACTGTACCAACCGATGGGAGTGGCTACCCCAATTGGGGAGATTGGAATAATTATCCCGGTGGTGTGATTAATCCATAGGAGGATACGTGATCAGAAAGGCCGAACTGGAAGACGTACCTTACATAGCAAACGATACAGCATTAAGACTACATGCAAGACTTGGTTCAACAAAAGAGGCAGAGATACATAAGCCAACGATGTTCAGGGTTATGGAGCATTTTGTCAGGGCCAACGACAAATTGTTTATTGTGTCTGAGCATGAAGAGATTATCCGCGGTTTTCTCATGGCCAGTATTGAACCGTTTTGGTGGGCAGACCCGATGCGCGGACGCAGGTATGTTACGGATTGGGCGTTCTACTCTGAAATCAGAGGGGATGGTGTGTTGATGCTGAAAGCTATGCAAGAGTGGGCGTGGATGCAGCCAAGAGTAATTGAGGTTGCTGTAGCTACCAATGTGCCTAAAGGCCGCGGCGTAGTAGAGGCTATGTTTAACAAAGCAGGAATGGAGCAGGTAGGAGGCAGGTTCAAGGTAAGCAAGCCTGAGTGAAATGGCAACAAAAGGACTAAGAAAATACTCAACCACGCTGTTTACTGGGACGCTATCTGGTGGCGTCACGGAATGGTCTGGGCGGCTGTTGAACCATAGCAACTTGACAAACCACCAGTTGGTTATGACGGCCAGCGAAACAATCACAGAAGGGACTGGAGATTATAAAGTTTTTATTCTGCCTGATGCTGATGACGTTGGAGCGGCTGTAGATACGGGTCTTGTTTTGAGCTTGGGTGGTAAGGACTCAGCCATTGTTAATTTCACAGGTGTTATTCGCGGCATCAAATTAAAAACATCTAACCCGATTGATTTGCCGAATGTAAAACTAAGCGCGGTAATTTCATCGTTTTCAAGGTATAGACAGTCTGTACTTTACTCAGGAGAAGAAGAAAAGAGAGACACTGTTTCAACAGAGCTGGAAGGTTTCAACCTGAACAATGATATATCGTGGACCACACCGAATCACTCTAACATGATATATCACCAGTTGAGCCTGTCATCAGAAGAGCCACAGACGGATGCTGTATACGAAGTAAGAATAATCCCTGAATCAGAAAGACCGCTTGAAACGAGTGTGTCACTAGGTATTGAGTTAGATTTTGCAGGAAACCAGTCGGCCATGGTGTATTTCGGCAGTGTAATGACTGGAATACACCTTAGAAAAATCAGCGGTGATACAACCAACAAAAATATAGAGGTAATTTTATCGTCATCTGTGGAGCGATACGATGAGGTTGTAACGCGCTACATAACTATTGAGCAAGACCCAGTTATTGATAATCACATCAATAACTTCAGCAACCCTCACCAAGTTACATATGATCAACTGTTGGGTGACAAGCCAGAAGATGGCTATGCCCTTGTCAGGGCAGTTATTCCACCGCTAAAGGAATTTATTGTTCATGCTGACCATCAGTATCTGGTGTGGGAATCTTTGGATATAGAAGGAAGCGTCACAATTCAACCTGATGGCGAGGTTGTTGTGCTGCATGATAGGCCAGAAGAGTCGCTAGAAGACCCCGATTTCACTTATAATTTAGATGGAGAAATGATCCAGATAGATTATGCCGATGGGTCACAGAAAGTATTCACATACGATGTGAATGGTAATTTGATACAAGTCGATTCTTTGCGGGATGGAACCACGCATAGAAAAACATTTACATACACCGGAGGGGGTGAGCTTGATTATATAACTGGAAGCTGGACATAAAGGAGAACTAACCCATGGCATTAGATGCAACAGATTGGACCATTGACCGTGCAACGGGCAATATCCGCTACATTGGAGATGATCATAACGGAACGGCACCAACATATGCATCAGTCATTGAAATGCATAGGTTTCTTCAAGATAAAGCTGATGATCCTGAATTTTCTGGTGATGATGAACTAGACATCATTGATAACACTCCGTCAGATCGCTCAACGGACAACATTATCACGCTTATTAATGGTTTCAATATCAATGATGCATCAGCTGAACATCTTTATGATGGCTCAATTATTCAATCAGGTGGTGACACCATTTACGATGGCATCGTTAATTTTGGCAACCCCGGAGTTATCGTGCAGCTTATCCAGAATGGATCAGTTGTCACAGATGACTGGTGGAACTACAGCATTGGCGGTTCGCATACAGGGGCGGCTGACGCAACAACCCTGACGGACTCAACCAAAAGCTGGACGACCAATGAATTGGTCGGCTATTTTATTTACAACACCACGGACGGCAGTTTTGGCCTGATTACAGCAAACGATGCAACTACCGTTACTGCTGATTTGTATGGTGGAACAGACAACGATTGGGATAATGCAGACGCATATCTAATTGCTAAAGGGTTGAACTCACTGCCTTCATCGGGTATTTCGCACCGTTTTATGGTTAAGGTCCGCGATGCAGGGGCAAACATTGACGGCAAGCGACTGATTGGTATTACACGCAGGTGGGGCTATACATATGCAGAGTTCAGCATTTCTGCCGGAACGACAAACGGTAACAACGTACTAGCCCTTTCTGATTCGGCTGACCTTAATAACACTACTGATTACGACACGGTATCTGGCTGGACAACGATTACCAACCAGACAGAAGGTTACGTTTTGCTTGATGTCAACAATGACACCACAGATGAAGCGTATTACAGCGAATGGAACCGCGACACCTACACAATCAATCAGTTCTACGAGCGCATGAAGTATCTAACCACAGACAGTTCAACCGAAACATTGTATGGACTGAATGGAGAGCTTTTCCGCGGTATTACGCACGAGCTAGATGTAGATGGTGGCTCAGGTACATGGGGAACACCGGAGCATGAAGAAATTTCATGGGGCACTGGAGCTACAGCTGGCACTGCGCGGTTGTTAGCAGTAGATAACAAGACAGGAACTTCAACCACCAAAATCTGGTTTCAGATGCTGACTGGGGTAGTTCCAGCAGACAACCTGACTATTACGGGAGGAACGTCAAGCGCCACGGCGGTTGCAGATCGCTCAACGGGTACGTTGACAGAACGTCCTATTAGTGCACCGTTTGTTGGGCAGTCTACGGGTTCTGCGTTGATTGGCTCTTACGGATTCTCGCTAGAAACGGCAGATTTGGGCGTTAATGACACGGTGTTTGATTTAACTAACACTGCATACAACCCTCCGAACAATGTTACGTTCACGGTCAATGGCGTAGTGTCTGGCGAAGACTATGTGCTGGTTACAAATGATTCATCTGGTATTGACTTTACCCAGATGGCCACGGATACCACGCTGAACGGGGCAGCAGAAACATCTGTATCAATTAATCCAGCACCGGGAATCCCCGCAGACACACCAGCTACTGCTGGAACGACAAGCAGCATTCGTATTGAGCGTGATGACGGATTGTATTCCTTGCACCGATACACCGCTCGTGATTTGTCCACAGATACGTTTACGATTCCATCACATAACTTCAGTACAAATCCTGCGACAGCACCAGCAAACGTGTTTATCGCATACATTGATAAGCTGGCTGGTAGCACAAGCGAAAGCTTCCAGACAGTGTATGACGCAGATCGCACTTTGTTCATCAGGGTTAGGGATGGTGGCACAGCGGGTGATTTAGAGGGAATCAAGACGGCTGAAACAACGGGGTCACTTGGTTCAAATGGTGGTTCAGTTACGATTAACCGAATCAGTGATGTGTAACCATGCAATCCTGCGGGAGTTGCACATTTTGTTGTAGGCATTTGCAGCTTAATGAGATTCCAAGTGCTATTGGCGAATTGTGCAGACATTGTACGGAAGGGGAGGGCTGTCAAATTTATGACAGCCGCCCCGATGAATGCAGGCAGTACCAATGTATGTGGAGCCAGATGGACAATGTTGGAGAAAGTTTGCGTCCGGATAAAAGCGGGATCGTATTTGATCGGGCTGGAGAAGATGTAATTACCGCCCGATTGGAAAAAGGGCTTGAATTATCTTCGTTGATTGAAAATCAAATCGCTTCCTTTATGCAGGAAGGGTTTTCCGTTGTCGTATTTCAGGGAGCGCAAAAGTTAGGTTATTTGCAAGACCATCATTCCAGAGATTATGTGTACAAGGTGATTCATGGCCGCGCCAAGTTACACTGAAGATTTAACTGACCTTGCAACCGGAGATGAATCTACCGGATGGGTAGAAATGACCGGAACGATTGGCGGCGAAGCGTATAACACACAAGGCGCTCCCGCTTATGAAGACCCTGATTATCCGTTTATTCAGGGCCAATACTCTGTTACCCAAGACTGCACCAAAGATAGTTCTATTGGTTCACTGGCCTATAACAACGGGGCAGGAACAGGTGGACACGGTACAGATGGCGCATACCTTGTGTGGCAGAACTACATGGTTGCCAGTAACCTTCAAAACTATGCCAATGGCGGTTTCCAGATCGTTGTCGGTTCTGGAACAGGCGACTTTTATGCGTGGTATGTCGGTGGGGTGGACAAATCGCCATATCCTTATGGTGGTTGGTTTAATGCAGCGGTAAACACTACGGTAACTGCCGATGGTACAGCCGGAACACCTACTGCCACAGAGCAGTACATTGGTGGCGCTGTATTTGTCACTACGGGTTCATCGAAGGGCGAAGTCCATAATGTTGATGCGATTCGTTATGGACGTTGTTCAGCCATTTTTGAGTTTGGCGATTTGGCTAACGGCTATGCAACGATGGCTGGCTTTGCCGCGCAAAACGATTCCAACACTAATCGGTGGGGGCTGATTCAGGCAACAGGTGGTGGCTATCTCTGGAAAGGCCGCATGAGTTTAGGGACAGCGACAAATGCTGTTGATTTCCGTGATTCAAACAAGGTGGTGTTTATTGATTGGACTCCAAAGGTCACGGCTAACTTCAATCTGATTGAGTGCCTGAACACAAGCAGCAACATTGAAATGATTGGGTTTACGTTTCAGGTGTTGGATACCACGACTGCCTCCAGAGGCAGATTTCTGATGACAGACCAATGTGACGTTGATCTTACTGGCTGCACCTTTGTTGACATGGATACCTTTGTTTTCGACAAGGGCACAACCAAGACAGTTACGGTTGAGGAATGTACGTTTCGGCGCTGCAATGAGATTACAGGTGGGGGTGCGTTATTCAATGGAACATCTATTATTGCTTGCCGCGCTGATGCTGACGGTGCGTGCCTGACGTGGAACGTAGCAACAGACCCTGATGGTTACATGGATAACATGGTAATCAACAGCACCGATTCCACGAACGCGATACACGCTATCGAATTTGGCACAACTGCTCCTACGTCTATAACGTTACGCGGTATAGACTTCGCAGGGTTTAATGCCACAACAGGTCAGAATGACAGCACGTTTAATGTGCTGCGAACCACAGGAACGGTGACGATCAATTTGATTGGCTGTTCGTCTGATGTAAGTCTGACCAATTCCTACAAAACCGCTGGCGCTACGGTGGTGATTGTAACGGACCCTGTTACCACAACGGTTGTAGCGCAAACGGCTGATGGCACGAAGGTTGAGAACGCCAGAGTGTTCTTGGAAACGGATACGGGCGGTTCATTGCCCTATCAAGCAAGTGTTTCGATCACGCAATCGGCTGGTACAGCTACGGTCAGTCATACAGCGCATGGGTTCTCAACAAACCAGTACGTTGTGATCCGTGGCGCAAACGAAGAAGAATACAACAAGGTCGCTCAGATCACGGTGACAGGTGCAAATTCGTACACCTACAGCGTAGACAGCGGGGCATCATCGCCAGCAACCGGGTCGCCTGTTTGCAGCGCGGTAATTTGCTATGGTCTTACAAGTGCAGCCGGAACAGTAACAGATAGCCGAACCTTTGCTTCTGCACAACCAGTTAAGGGTTGGATCAGAAAATCGACCAGCAGTCCGTACTACAAAACCGCCCCGCTTTCGGGAAGTATTAGCAACACAGCCGGAGCAACATTTACTGGCGTAATGATTTTGGATGAATGATGAACATTGCAGCGTTATTCGCCGGATGGAACTTGTGTCGTACTGGCAACGTACTTGGTATTGAAGAATTATATCCAGACGAGGAAGAAACAATGCATTTTGGACCAACAGATAAAGAAGAAGAATTGAGTGAAATAACGGCTGAAGAGCTTGAAGCTAAGCGAACGGCACGAAAAACATCTACGATTGCTGGGTTGAGTATTGAGGTACAAATACAAAAACAGCAAATCAAAAAGCTTTGGGATAGACAGAAGAGTATTGAGGGGCTAATGAATACGATACTTCAAGAAATGAAAATGTTGAAAGAACTTCACGCCAAGCAGCTTAATGCGGTATTGAATGGTGGCCCTACGGAATAATCATGGCGCTGTCTTTTGACTATCTGAATAAAATCGTCAGTGTGCCGCAGTCAGACTGCACACTGGTGACGGGGACAGTTTATTCATTAGACACAAATTGGTTTAAAAACGAAATAAACAAAGAGTTGTCAGACGAAACGCACATATGGGTAGATGATATTTATGCTCACAACACCACTTACACCATTGCTGGAGTGGTCTATGCAAGATCAATTTCCATTATTAATGGATGGATGGTGCGCTTTACACCTGATGCTCAATGGTCCGTAATCCTTGAAGGATCAAACAATGACATCTGGGACGTAGCTGGTGGCATTTTGTTTCAGAATCAGGTTCAGGTTATTCCGACAAACTCAGCAGGGTTGATTCAGGTATCGACAGGGGGAGGAACTACCGCAGCAGAAATATGGCAACACATTTTAACCAGCGGGCAGGAAGCGCAAGCTGAGCTTATTAAGGCGCGGCTTAATGCAGGCAATGCTTTTGCTGTAAGCGCATCACAGGATTAGGGAAATGAGCAGACTTACTGTATATGAAGGACCATCACCCGCAACACCACCTGCTGGTGCCATTTCTATATACGCCAAGATAGACGGCAGACTGTATTGGATGACAAGCGATGGAACAGAGATTCCATTTTATCCTGTCGGAGCTGGGACCGGAGACCTTTTAGCAAATGGGACTGTTCCATTAACCAGCAATTGGGACGTTGGTTCTTATGAAATTACCATGCTGCGGGGTCATTTCGACACTACAACGGGACAGCCATTTACTGTAGCCAGTAATGACCGTGTTGTTGGCCTTAATGCTGATATGCTAGACGGATATCAAGCATCTGATTTTCAGCTTGCAGGAACGTACCTTACTTCAGATGATATTGACACGCTAGCTGAACTGAATGCCCTTATTACAGATGCTACATTGGGGGATGCGTCTGATTTTGCTACCGCAGCTCAAGGCGCAAAAGTCGACCTGATCACCATTACCCAAGCAGTTGACCTTGACCAGATTGAGACGCGGGTCAATCAGCTAGACGCAGCCGTAGTTCTTGTAGGCAGTTGGGACGCATCGGCTGGAACGTTCCCCGGAGGGGGCACAGCACAAACAGGTGAAAGCTACATCATTTCTGTGGCGGGCACTGTAGATGGCGTAGATTTCAGCATTAATGATCGCATCGTGGCGCTGACCGATGATGCATCTACAACTGTGTACGCCAATAATTGGCTCAAGCTGGACTATACCGATCAGGTGCTTTCAGTGGCTGGTTTAACTGGAGCTATTCTGGCATCAGCGCTGCGTACTGCTATCAATGTTGAAGACGGGGCAACTGCCGATCAAACAGATTCAGAAATTGAAACTGCATACAACAATCAGGTTGCTGTTGTTTCCCAGTCAGACGCTGAAGCGGGGGTAAGTGCTAGCGTATATAGGTGGACACCGCAACGTGTTAGTCAGGCTATTGCGGCATTAACAGCATCATCAAAAAATAATGTCCAAACTGGAACAACCTATACCATTCAATCCAGCGACAATGGCAAAAACATCATATTCAACAACGCAGCTGACATCGCTGTTACATTGCCTGATACTTTGGATTTAAATTTTCAGTGCACCGTTATTCAAGTAAACACAGGGATTCCTACGGTGACGCCGAATACCGACACAATCAATGGAGCCGGAACAGGTGTTGCCCCTGTTGAACAATGGAAAGCCATGTACCTGACTCAGTACGCCGCGACTGAATGGCTGGCGCTGCTGTAATGTTCCTTCAGGCTATCAAAGGAATCATTAGCCGAATAACGGGCGGCGATCCTGTAGGCAATTCTGCGGTAGTTAGTGTAGAAGTGGTTGAACTCTATACTGGTACAGCGTGGTCAGCAAACTTGACGAAGGGGCAAGACCCAACACAATGTGTGCCATTTGCAACATGGCATATGGGTCCAACCACTACTCCCGCAGATTCACCAGACTATCTTTGTTATGACATTGACATTTATGACAATAGTGGCACGCCTGCTGTGCAAATATCCCGTAGATCAGCTAGCGGACAGCATACAGTAACAATATATGTCGTTGAGTTTAACGAGGACATTAAAGTACAAAAAATTGCAGGACAGACAGGTTTCAGCACGTTAGAGACTTTGACCTGTGCGGTTGTAGACCAAAGTAAGGCTTTCATAATTGACACAGCGAAGGCGGTTGATAGTGGAACATTAGATGATCATGACGATTATCATTTTAAGGTTTATTTTGTAGACAATACCACTATAGGCTTCGCAAGGGCTGGGGCACCTAATTGGCGGTGGTATCACATTTGCTATGTTGTGGAGGACATTAGCACCAATAACGATCATTTCACCGTCCAAGCAGTCAATATCACTGCAACCGGGGCTGGGACACAAGACGGAACAATTACAACGGCAGTAGACCCAGATACTACAATGATTGTAGTTACGAGTGATACCAATAATGGCGGCACTGATGCTAGACAGTCTGCTTGGACTGCTCGTTTATTTAACAGCACAACAGTGCGGATTGAACAAACATCTACAACCACCAGTAATCTCACCGCGTTTGTGGTTGAGTGGATAGATGGCACACGAGTATTACGTGGACAGCACACATATTCAGGTCTTGACAATGATGATGGTACTCATCAGGAGTCATATACATTTGGGGGTAGCGATACGGTTGATGTCGATAGGTCCATTGTCCATAGTACCCGACATCAAATTGCAAGTTATGGGGTAAGTTTGACGTTAGGCGACTTAGCCTACGATCACATAGAAATGCAGCAAATGTTTAGTCTTGCTGCTGATGGAACAGGTGTTTTGGTTGACCTGCATGACTCTCTTAATGGTTTCACGTGTTCTGCCTATTGGGAGGCCATTGAGTTCGTACAAGGTGGTCCATGGACACCTGCACGTTTAACGGGGTTGTACACATGGGTTGAAGTTGGGGATATTGCTGACTTTTATCAGGACAGCGCAAAAACTACAGCGGTCACAAGTAATGGTGATCCTGTTGGTGCGTGGGTAGATAAATCAGGTAATGGGCGAGATTTTATACAAGCAACAAACGATAATCTTAAACCAACATACCAAACCAATTATGTTACGTTTTCAAATGCCGATGGGGCAGAAGATTATTTGTCAAGGGGGTTCTATTCTACTGTAGATGAGTGGATGTGCGGAATAAGGGCTTATAGAGCAACCGCAAGCACAGGAAATTGTGTTTGGTTTAGCATTGGAAGTTCTATAACTGACACCACACCATTTCTGTTAATTATGCATAGCGGTACTGAGTTTAGGGTGTACTGCGATGGGAATTACTACTGGGATACGACAAAAGCAGAAGATACTTGGACAACAGCTATTGTAAGAGTAACAAAACCATCAACGAATTATCTGATAGATGTTTGGCTAGATGGAACCAAGTTGACTCAACATGATGCAGGAACGTCAATGGCGTTCACTGATTCGCAGAATATGTTTATGAATAGTCACTCAGGAACGGCAGTTGGAGATCGAGTGGCTGGACTCGTTCTCGCGCATGGAACATTCACGGATCAAGACGCCGAGAATTTAAGTGATTATTTGGATGTACTGGAAGTCCCAAGTGGGATCATTTCATTCCTTGCTAATTTCGATGCCACGCATACTGGCGCTGATTGTGTCAACTATGTTGCTGATAGCGGTGGTAATGGGACTGGCTCTTATTTTGGCGTTCCTTTCAATATAGATGCAGGATATGTGGAAATAGGTACTACGTCTGGAGTCGAACAGGGGCTTATCTGGCCTCACGTTGACTTTGGTACGAATTACGATATTGAGTACAGGGTTTGTGTGTTTATCAATACCGTTCAGGGTGGTCAATACCTTCAGTTTGCTACCAGCAATCCAAATGCCGATGACGCAATCATATTCGGACTTGGCGAAAATGAAGCACGTTTATGGGTAGCTGGTGGCGGTTCTGGAAGCATCACAAATACCTACTCATTCACTGACAACAACGCCACTTGGTACAAGATTAAGCTTGAGGTTCGCAACCAGACAGCTACGTCAGCCGATGTTGAACTGTTCGTTGACGATGAGCAGGGTGGCGGTTTTGTCAGTCAAGGTACAACAAGCGTAACAGGACACAATTTCGGCGGCAGCAACAACAAGATCGGGCCACGTACTTGGTATACCTCTGGCGGTTATAGCGGGATGCCGATATATGACTACATCAAAGTGACACCCATTGAGGTTCCAAGCGGAATCAGCCCATTCTTAAAAGACACGTTCACCGACACTGACAGCACATTACTGAGCGCACACACGGCTGATACGGGAGAGTCGTGGGATTACATAAGCGGCTCTACTCCACAGATATTAAACAATACTTGTGATGCCACTGGAACCGTCAATTTTATGATTGAGGGCAGCTATCGAGATTGCATTACTACTGCACAGCTAAGAACAGGTGGTACGCAACAAGCTACGGGCCGTTATTGGTGTCAGGATAACAACTTTCAAAACGGATTTCATATTTGGGCTGATGACGCTTATTTACAATTCCGTGCTGGTGGCACAAATTGGAACGACTACTCCAATGCAAAAAACAATACGGTTTATGAAGTAGTAACTGCTGTAAAAGGTGATTACTGCGATGTTTGGATTGATGGAGAACATCTTTTCACCTACAAGGATGCAGGGTTTTTCACTAACGGAAGGCATGGGTTCCGATTCTATAACCCCGACTCAACGCAGTATGTTGATGACCTTGAAATGTACACATGCTTAGTCAGCCCGACACAAGTTACCGATTGCTTGTTCTGGCTTGATGCTTCTGATCGAGGCACAACTACAAATCAATGGGATGACAAGTCTGGAAACGGCAACCACTTTGTCTCAACCAATGCGGCTTACTTTCCAACGTTCGCTGGCGGCGCAGCCACTTTTGACGGATCACTCACCTTTTTGGAGGGGCCAGACCTTTCGGCCTTGACTGAAGGTGAAATCTTCCTTGTTATGAATCGCTATGCTGATACCAGCGAATCAGGGGGAAACACAGGCTGGATGCATTTTGGGACGGACACTGTTCAAAATGATCATTTCGCTTATCTGAATAGTATTTATACCGACTTTGGTGTGACATCAAGACAGGGAATAGGTAATCCAACTGGAAGTCTGGCTACAGATATGGTTGTCAATATATCTGTTGACTCAACAAGCGGGTTTGATTTCTCACTGTCGGGCCTCATTAACGGTCTGACCGTTCACAGATTCAACAATGCATCCGTGACAGTTGACTTTAGTAGCGCACCGACTCTTGGAAAATCTGATGGGGCGTACTATTTTCAAGGGGACATTAAAGCGGTGGTGATGTACAGCAGGAAACTTACAACGGTAGAGCGTGCCTTAGTGACTGCGTACCTAAAAGACACGCATTTTTAAAAATAGACAAAAATGTCTAGGAAATGTTTGGTAAAATCAGGAGAGAAAGGGAATGCTTTGGAGTGGTTTAATGGAACAAGCAATAGGGGCGTTAAAGGACGAAAAAATATCCCTGTCTCTTTTGGCAGCTGTGTGTCTTTTAGCATGGTATTCCATCACGTGGGCAGGGCAAACATTTGTAGAAATGGAAGAGTTTGAAGACCACACAGAAGAGGTGGGTGAAAAGCTCAACAATCTTACATCGGTGCTACAAACACACGTTGAAGAATATCGCATTACAGAAGCATCACGAAACATACGTGAGCTGAAGCGTGACATACAAATTGCTGAGCAATTAGAAAGTCCTGAGTATGAAATTGAAAAGATGCAAGAACAGTTGGTTCATGCAGAGGAATACAAGAGGTGCCTTATTAGACGAGGACCAAATTGCAAGCATTTACGCTGGCCAGAATGAGTGAGTTGGGAAACAAACGGCGAATGTTTTCAAAGATGCTGGTGCGCTTGTGTCTTGAGGCTGAACGTTTAGGTTATGAGTATTCGTTTGAGTATACAAAACGATGTGAGTCGTGCCCGATTGGGCACCCTCAAAGCACACATAACGTAGGCTTAGCCGCAGACCTCAACCTGTACAAGCGTAATTCAGATGGAGAATTGGTGTATATTAGGACGGGGGAAGGGCACGATCAACTGCATGATTACTGGGATCATATTGGGGGAGCAGAACGCATCGAGAACGATGCGAACCATTACTCTTTAGAATGGCAAGGAGTCAGGTAATGGCAAAGTTCCTTCAGGTTTGTGATTTCGATATTTTCAATGACGAAACAGGGGAGTGGGCACCAGAAGACAACTGGTGGACCAAGGGCGACTGTGTTTACCAAAGTGATCTTCTTGGGGAAGACGGAAAGCCCTTAGTAATCACGGTTCCATCAGGTTTTATGACAGACCTTGCCAGCATCCCCAAATTTCCACCTGCACTTAGAACGCTGTTTATCAGAAACGGAAACCACCGCATTGCAGCTGTGGTTCATGATTATCTTTGTCGCACAAAACTGGTAAAACGCACCGTAGCAGACAAAGTTTTTCTGGAAGCAATGAAGCTCGTTGGGATTAATAGAGTAAGGCGCAGGCTGATGTATTGGGGAGTGTCTGTTCTGACGCTTTTCATGCGATTGAAAGGAGACGCACAATGATGGTTCAACGAAATGAAGCGTTGAGGTACACCATATTGGTACTGCTAGCGCTTTTATGGATTGTTTTGGTAACGGTTTTGTCTGGGTGTGCTACATACGAAGTTTCACGTTGTGATGAAAACGGTATTTGCAGCACGGCAAATATTGTATCGCCACGTAAATTTAAAAGTATTGCCTTTAGTTACAATGGAGAAAAAAGGACATTTGAGCTTCAGGCAGGTGATGTAGGCACCGATGTCACAGCAATATCCACATTGGCCAATGTTATACTCATGCAAGCGGAACAAAATCAAGGAGATGACCAATGAGCGGCTTGGTCAGGGGCATTAAAAAAGTATTCAAAAAAATAACAAATTTCGTAAAAAAATATTGGAAGTACATCGTAATTGCGGTGGCTGTTTATTTCACGGCAGGTGTTGCCCTTAGCTATTTCGGAGGTACTGCTAGCTTTGCTAGTGCTATGCCGGGATTTGGCACAGGGGGGTTGTTCAGCAAAGCCGCTGTAGCAATGGGGTTCCAAGGGTCAGCGGGTGTTGCGTCTGGGCTATCCATGACATCAGGCGCATGGGCTGGGGCTGCTGGTGCAGCATACGGCTCTACGTTGACGGCAGCTGAAATAGCAGCAGCTCAGACTGGACTTGGGGTTGGAACGGCAGGGGTTGGAAGCACAACCGCGTCTGTTGCAGGTGGAGCTGGAACAGCACAGCCTGTAGTTGGTGTGGCAGGAACAGACATTGGTATTGGTGCTGGCTCTGGCGCATCTGCTGGCACAGCTAATATGTCAACAGCGCTGGGTACGGCGGGGGGTAAAGCAGCCGCAACTACTGGTGCAACTACTGGTGCAATGTCAGCAACTGATGCGGCCATGAAAGCCATGTCAGGGGCGATGAAAATGCAGGCCGCATCCACGTTGTTACAGACAGCCGGAGGTTTGCTGGCAGACGATCCATATAAAGAGCAACACAAGCTTCAGTGGGGGCAGGCATTTGGCGTAGACCGCAGCGGCAACCGTCAATTTGGATGGTCAACAGGAGAGTCACCCGCGGCAGGGCCAAACCAAGCTAGCCCTTATGCTCAGCAGCCTGCGTACAGCACGCAAGGCAGTGGTGGCAGCATGTTTGCAGCACAAGGTGGCGGGCAAGAGTTTATTGCTTCACCTCAACAGGCCGCAGCTCAAGCTGCTCCACAGGGCGATTTCATAGTCCAGCCAAAACCAGCGGGAGGCTAACATGGCTGAGTTTATTCAACAGGCCGCAGCTCAAGAGGCACAAACACAGGGATCACCAACGGATTTCTTGTCTCCACAGCAGCAGAACCAAATGGCCGATCAAGCCGCTGCATCAGTAGCGCCTGAACAACAGCCGCCAGCAGGAATGCCGTCAGGTGCGGGGCTTGGTGCTACACAAGAAAACCCCGTTACAGCACCCGAAGAAGAAGCAAGCCCAGAAGAGCAAAAGCAGTACGATGATCTCTTTATGCGGGCAATGGCTCTCATTAATGACACAAGGGCAAAGGGTCAAGAGCCGTCACCAGCTGATGCGTTGATCGCATTGATGTCTGAAAAAGGGAAAGCGGCCCATGAGTCGATTGGCAAAGCCGCTGGCATGGTAATGCAAATCCTTATAGATATGTCAAAGCGCAACGGGGTGGAATATTCCGGCCCTGTATTGCAAGAAGTGGCTTTAGACTGTTGTGAAGAGTTGGCTGAAATTGCAAAGCTGTCTGGTGCTATTTCAAACATGCCAGAACAGGACAGTCCAGAGTGGGCAAAGCTAATGGAGCTAACGGCACTGGAGGCTGCAAAGCACATCGGAGAATGGATGCTGCAAACAGGGCAGGCAGATCGACAAGGGCATATGCAAGAAATACAGCAGCAAATGAAACGTGAAGCAGACGCTGGTGAGCTGGAAGATTGGGGCATGGAAGAACTTGATCCGCAAATCAGGCAGCGAGTGGCTGGAGCAATTCAAGACGGCCAGACAGGAGGCAGATAATGGGACTCAATTGGTCAGAAGGACTCAAAGCCGCAGGGAAAGGGCTAGGCCAAATGGCTGGCATGAAAATGCAGGAAGCCGATTGGAAATACAAAGAGATGGCCCAGCAGAACAGGCAGCGTTTTCAAGCTCAAGAAGCTGAAACGCAGCGCGAATTTCTGAGTGCAGAGAACAAAACCAAGAGAGATTGGGAAACTCCATTTAAGGAAGAAGGATTAGATATTCAGCGCGAAGGTCAAGCGTTGAGACTTGAAGAGTTGAAACTGCAAGGTTTGCGTTATGAAACATCAGAGCGTCAAACAGATGAGCGGATTGATATTGAGCGCACACGTGCTGAAACAGCTCAGCAGGCACAAGTTGCGCGTAATGCCGATCAGCGCATGAAAGAATATGAAAGTGACATGAAGCTGTTGCAAGAACGCATTGATGTTTTGCAAGAAAAAACCAGTGGCATTTTGGTAGACAAAGAAGACCCTGCTTATCAAAAAGATGTGACTGAGCTTCAACAGTTACAAGTGGAACGAGATTCCATTACACAGCAGTACAAATGGGATACTGATGTAGTGAAGCTTGGAGCGGAAAAAGAAGCTGCCTACGATGAGGCTAGAGCATTCCTTGGTGAAAGAAGTGAAAAAGCTCATGACCTTAGTATGAAATGGGCCAAGATGACGGAAGAGCAAAAAGCCAAAGTGCCAGAGCTAGGGGAAGAGCTTCTAAAGACACACCCGAACCCTAATAGCCCAGCGGCAAAAAAGCAGGCATATGGTGCAGCCATTGACCAAGTATACGGTGGTAGCAGCAAGCTCACGAACCCACAGTCAAAATCTAATCAGGTTAAACCGATAGAAGAAGCCGCGGTTGAAAAGAAAAAAATGCCAGAAGTTAGTGAACGAGGAAAGGCGGCATTTAATGCATTTCAGAACTATAAAGCACCAGAGAAAGAGCCAGACCAGTTAGCGCAGCGTGAGTTTATTTCTGAAAGTATGCGCGGATAAACATTAACCTATTAAAGCCCATGAGGGGCTGGGAAAGGGAATGTCAAAAGTAAATTGGGACGATTATTCGTCTATTGGTAAGCCGGAAGATGAAGTGGAAGTATCTTCCGCAACAGCAACCCCTGAAGCCACAGATTCTGTTGGTATCAACTGGGAAGATTACGCGGATATTGGCAACTCAGTCGGCTTGCCAATTGAAGCCACACCTGAAGCAGAAGTAACTCAACCGGAACAGCCCCCTGTAGAAGATGAGTATGGTGTTGGAGACTTTGCATCTGACACCGGATCGGCATTTGGTTTAGGTGCAGGAGCCTTAGCAAAAGGGGCTGGAAAGTTATTTGACTGGGTTGGTATGGACGATGCTGGAGAGGCGTTAAAAAGCATCGGCCAAAGTGCAGTTGAGTATTATTACAAAGGCTTATCAGATGAAGCAAAAGCCGAGATGGACAAAGAGTTTGTCACGGTCAAAGAGGGGGGGAAATGGTACAACCCATTAGATTGGCAGCGCCCTGAAGACGCTGCTGGTATTTTTGCTGCGTATTTGATGGGTGTTGAGTCCTTACCTGCCACCGTAGTTGGAATGGGCGTTGGCGGTAAAATTGGCCAAGGCTTGTATTCTGTTGCCAGCAGAACAGGCACCATGAAAGCACTTCAGGTTGTGGCTGACAAAGGTGCACGGGCAGCAGCATCTGGGGCCAGCGCAACAAACAAACTAGTTCGCGCAGGAAAGCGTGCTGAAAAAATACAAAAGCTGGCTGGTGGAGCTGCTGGCGCTACTGGCTATGGCATAGGTGAAGCCCTTCCTGCTGCTGGCATGGCTGGTGTTCAAGTTGAAGAACAAATCATGGCTATGGACCATGATGATCTGTACAAAAACTCATCTCATTATCGTGAATATTTTGATGCCACATCGGGCTTAGATATGTCGATGGATGAGCGCATCAATGACGCTAAGCAAAACATTGCAGACATAGCTTCATCTGAAGCTGGCTTAGAAGCGGGCATATGGACTGGCATTCTTGGTGCTCCGATGGGTGTGGCATCAGCTCCGCTATTCAATAAGGCAGTGCCGTGGGCATTTAAGGGAGGTAAGGTTCGTGGGGCGCTTACAGAAGGCGCAGGCGAAGCTATGCAGGAGTTCGCTCAGTCTGGAACAGAGCAATATGTTTCAAATGTTGCTATTAAAGAATATGCAGACGAAACACTGGATGTTACACGAGACGTAGTAAACGCAGCAGTTGGTGGCGCTGTATCTGGTTTTGGAATGGGCGCAGCATTTGGTGCAGCTGGCACTCCGTCTAAAGGTGAAAATCAAGACGGCGTTCAGCCTGATCCAAAGCTTTTGGCTGATGCTGAAAAAATGAACGTGTTTGCTCAGCGTGCCGTTGCAGGACTAGTGGAAACTCATGGACGTTCTTTGGAAGAAGCCATGGAACTGGTTCAGCCAGTTATTGACCAATGGGCACAATCACAAAAAATTCTTCCTGCCATAACTGATTTGCGTTTTATAGAAAAGTATGGGAAAGAGCGGCAGGTTGGAGTAGAAGAAGAGGTTGTTGATGCACCAGAAGAACGCACAGAAGAGGGGGGGCAGGAAACAGAACGTGCCGCACAAGAACCCTCAAGAGAGGGTGGGTCCACCGAAGAACCTGCCACCGAAGAACCTACCGCAGAAGAGCCTGCCGCAGAAGAACCTGTTGCAGAAGAGCCTGTTGCAGAAGAAAGAGCAGAAGCGCCAGATGTTGGTGTGGCTAGGAGTGTCGTTGAGACAGCAAAGGAAGAGTTTAAAAAGGCTGATGAGGCTTGGCAGGACAACCTGACTCCAGAAAATGAGCAAAAAATGCTGGAGGCTAGTGCTGCTAGGTATGAGGCTGAGGCAGAGCTGGATCGTGCAGAGACAATAAGGCGAACTACAAATCCTCCAGATGTTATTGACCTCAAAACAAATGAGTGGGTAACTCCGAAGGCGGGCACTGTTGATGAGGGTGAGGCTAAGTACCAAGAGCGTGTCAATAAGATGGGCGACAATCACCCGTCAGCCAGAGCTGCAAGAATACGTAAGTCACTAAAGGATCAGCCGCCTGTTTCACGTGAAACATCTGGCGAAACAACCACTGAAGACGCTGGCATAGACAAAGAAAATATAGAGTCACAACCGCCAGCAAATGATGCGCGTTATTCGCTCAGACAGAGGCTGAATGAATATGAAAAACGCACCGAAAGCAACGTTACAAAGTTTGTTAGGCGCGGTAAGAAAGAGCTAACAAAAGAAGATGCTCAGGGTTGGGCTAACGAAGCTGTCCGGTTAGTTAATGACTGGTATAAAAACCCCATTCCAGAAGAGGCTTGGGAGCTAGACGAAAAAGGGATGCCAACAAAAATGGTATCTCTTCCAGAAGAAGCGGCTCCAGCTTATGCTGAATTGTTCATCACTAATGAAAAAGTGACAAAAGAACAAATACAACAGTGGGCTAAAAACAGAACATTTAAAAAAGGAAGTACGCTTGAAATTGGACGGCAGTTAGCAAAGGCTGCTGCCAAAAATGATATGCAGGCTGTGGCAGATATTATTCAAAATCTGCCTATACAAGAAAAAAAATCACAAATAAAAGATTTCAATGCTGAATTTTTGCGGGCTTTAGCTATTAAGGCAGACGCCCCAAGCGAGGTAATCAGAAGCAAGCCTGAAACAATTGAATACCTATTGCGATATAAAGCTGGCTCACAGCTTCCGTTATTTTCGCTTAAAGAGGGTGAGGCTGGGCCATGGGTAACGGCGTCTAATGGAGAAGGTGATTTATACATTACGCGCCATGGTGCCCGCGCAGGAACGCCGCATAAAACACGACAGTCTTCCAACGATTTAGTCTTACGTATTGATGAAGCGCAGCTCAACAAAGATTACACATATTATCTTCTTCAATATTTGCAAAAGAAAATTGCAAGTAGGGCGCGTGGCACGGCGCAGCAAGCCATTAGAGCTGGGGATGTTGATAGCGTTTTGACGGAATACTTTGCGAGTCAAAGCCCGCGGTATTCAATTAAAGAGCTAGCGCGAAGAGTAAAAGCATCTGAGCGCATGGTGGAGTACAACAAGGAAAGAGCAGAAAAAAATGGCCACCTTGTTAAAACACTTATGCGAACAGACTGGAGCGCTGTTGAAGCAGCAGTAGATGCTGCTACAGCAGGGGCTGTAAGTGCAAATGAAGTACAGGATGCCATCATTGAGTGGATGATGTATGGCACCAACAGCAAATATTTTAAGCGATGGTTTGGTAAATCAAAAACCACGGATTACTGGGGTGAACCTATACGGTTTTTTCACGGGACTGGATTTGACATTACGGAGTTCTCGCCCAGCCGTGGGTTTGTTTCATTAACTACTGATCCAGACTTTGCCTCAAAGTTTGCTGATGAGTTTAGGTTGGAGGCCAATCGTCCAACCGTATACCCATTGTATGTTGCTGCGGAAAAAATATTTGATTACCGCAACAGAAAAATGAGAAGAAGCTTGGTGCGTTACTTGAAGGGGATCAACGCCAAAGATTACGGGTCGTTGATTCAAGAAGTAAAAGCAGGCAAGTGGACCGCTTTGGAGTCTGCTCCCGTTCAAAAGTTTTTAACTGAGCGAAGCTACGATGCTTTTTGGATGATGGAAGGCGGGAGCATGAACATTGGTGTTTTTGATCCGCGTAACATCAAGTCCGCAGTAGGCAATGTTGGTACGTTCAGCAGGCAAACAACACATCTGTCTTATGCGCTTAAAGCGCCGGGGACAGACGATGTTTTTTATTCCACAATTGAGCGATGGGTTGCAGAAAAAATGCCCCCCAGAATGCCTAAAGCAGATTTTGCAGCGGCATTTACTACGCCAAAGGCACTGGAAAAAAAGGGTGTAAAGAAAGAAGAAGTGGCCGATATGGGGGTGATGGAATGGGTCAAGAGTTTAGAAGGAGATATTGTCACAAAAGAACAGGCTCTTGAGTTTGCACGTAAAGCACGTGTTGAATTACGTGAAATAGAAATAAGACCAGATGCACTAGCTATTGATAGATCAACGTTTGATGAAGCGTCCGCTGTTCAGCAAATTGAAAATATTTACCAGTTTGCACGTGATTTACTTATAGACACACAAGCGGACCCACTGGTTATCGACTCAGTTATTGATCGGTTGAAGGAAGAAGGTGTTCGTGCATTAGACGATGTGTTGCCAGCATCACAGGTAGCCAAAATCAGCAAAAAACTGGATCAGGCACGACTGGATTTGTGGCAAGCAGAATATTTTGCTGCTCAGCAGAACAGCAACAAAGACCGAATCAAGGTTGGTGATACAACGTATGAAGACTGGACCCTGATTAAAGGGGCGCGGCCAACATATCGTGAGTTTTTGATGATGATTCCATCATCAGAACAGCGGCCAGAATATAAAACGCGCCACTGGAAAGACACTAATGTTTTGATTCATATGCGCCTGCATGGTCAATATGATTCAGATACAGGTAAAACGACATTAATTATCGAAGAAATCCAGTCGGACCTTCATCAGCATGGATATCGTTATGGGTATACACCGTCTGATTTATCTCAACAGGATTACGATGAAATAAATGAGGCAACTGGCAAGGTGCCAAAAGCACCATTGCAAGAAGCATGGAAGATGGTGGGCTTAAAGCGCATGATCCGATACGCTGTTGAAAACGGATATGACTCAGTTTCATGGACAACGGGGCAGCACCACCAAGAGCGATACACCTTAAAAGGGAGCGGCGTAGAGCGCGTTGAACTGGAAACGCGTGAAGCTGGAGACCATACACAGTATCGGGTGGCTTTGTTTGGGGCAACTGATCAGCTGTATGCACCACAACCGTGGGTGCGTAAGCATCGTTTGGGTGATTTTATCACCGAAGAGCTGATTGATAAGCTGTTCGCAAAAATAGAAAGCGGTGGGGCAGCAGAGCTATCTGGCGAAGAGTTGTGGTGGGATGCCAAGGGCATGAAGTGGTTTTATGATAGCGCCCTAAAAAAACAAGCCGCAAAGTACATTAAGAAATGGGGTAGCAAAGTAGAGCTGCGTCCTGTCGCCATAGTTAATGCAGCAAACGATCAGGTCACAGAAAACTTGTGGACCTTCGACATTACAGAACAAATGCGTGAGTCTGTAATGCAAGGCCAGCCAATGTATAGCTTGGCACCAAATGTGGCAGCTGAAATTAGTCGCCGCATAGAGATGGCGCAGCTACGAGCATATATAGATAAACACATTCATGCAGACACTAAGCCACGCGCAGCTCTTGCGCGGTTAAACGAGGGTGTCGTTCAAGGGTTGTATAGCGAAGAAATATTGCGTCATTCGGGCGCTGTCATGCATGTAAAAGACAGGGTAAAAATGCTGATGGAGGTCAGCGAACGGATGCTCGGAACCCCTATCACTACACGCACATCGTTATCTAAAAGGGTAGTAGAGCAGGAAATTAATCGCATCAAGCGGGAGTGGGAAAATCCTCCGCAAGTATACGTGTGGGATGATTGGACTGGCCTTCCGCATCACATCAAAATGCATGTCGCAAGCAGGGGCTATCAAGACCGCGTTGAGGGAGTAGTAGACCCACAGGACGGGTCTGTACATATTGTCGCTGAAAACATCGGAACAATGTCCAGATTGCATGAAGTGTTTGTTGAAGAAACACTTGGTCATCATGGCTTGCGTTCGTTTTTTGGTGAAAGCCTTATACCTTTTCTTGATGAAGTTATTCCAGTGATGCGTGACTCAGAAGGCTGGGTTCGTTTGCATACAGAGTATGAGCATCTGCAACCCGCTAATAAAGAGCAGCGCGTTAAACAATTAATGTCAGCGTATGGTTTTACCAAGCAAGAGGCAGAGACAGAGTTTGCGGTTGAAGAGCGCACCAAGGAATGGGTAACTGCTGAAGAACTGCTGGCCAAGATGGATGTTGAGCAGGGAATATGGGAAAAGTTTGTAGGCTGGATGCGCGAATTTTTTAGGAGGTTTGGTCTTCTTAACGGTTACACCGAAAATGATTTCCGTACACTTATGGCAAAGGTCCACAACCACGTCATGAACGGGACAACCCCGCACGCGTGGGGAAAGAGACACAAATCAGGGGTTATGTACGCGGGTCAGGTGGCATACAGTTTATACGGGGGCAAAGATGGAATTTTGTTGTCGAAGCTAGAAGAGGCCATAAAGAAACTTGACCCTAAATCAAAGCCAAAAAATTACCTGATCAGAATAAAAGGCAGCAAGGAAGAAAATTGGATGACGTATGGTGCGCCATCTAATTTGCAAGCTGTACAAAGCCTAGGGTTTAGTGAGTCAGAGCTTCAAATGACTGGGGTTACTGATTGGCTAAATGAGCAACATCGTGTTGCGCCAAACAAGTCAATTACCAGAGACCAAATACTGGAGGTTTTTAATAAGACCAAGCCAAAACTTAATGTTGTGTCTCGTACTGGACATTTCCTGTTTCCAACAATTCCTCTGGCAGAAGTTATAGAAGTTGTTCCAAAGGCCGCGAGAAGAGAATTTGACATAGCAAGCGCACAAGAAAATCTTGGATATTTTTCGGATCGGCTTACTGAAGTGTTGAATGATCCTGAACAAAAAATACTGAAGGAGCTGTTTAATGCGGCTCCAGATGAGCAAGTCACCCCTTCTTTTTTATGGTACAGAGGCGCTGTAAATATGCCGTTTGGAGCTGGTGGTGTTCCTAGTTTAGATGAGTTTAAACAGCGTGGAATATCAACAGAAGAAATATCTCAAGCGGTTGGATTGCGTAATTTAAACGCGCCCTTAACGAGAGAAAACTCAACGGCAGAAATGCGCGGGATTGTTGCTGATAGATTAGTGCAGAGAGCACAAAACAAGGGAGATGAATATATAAGTTATATGTTTAAAGCTATCGTCACATCTCCATATTTTCCTATGAGGGGAGACGTAAAAATAAGTGTGGCAATGGATGATGATGGTCTTCCTGTTGCTGCTTACAGAACCTCATCAAGTATGCAAGAAGCTTTTTTAAAGCCGTTTAATGAAGCAATTGACAAATATCGGCGTATGAAAAAAGCGGATCAAGAACAATATGAGCAGGCTACTCAAAGAGCTTTAGAAACACAAAGTAATGAACCACCCCTGACTATGCGAGGCGTGTATCAGCAAGCACCGATTCCTTCAATGGGTGAGTATTTTACTCAGGTGTTGCAAAACATGATTCAGGAAGAGGTAAATGATCGGTTAAGCAACAATGAATGGGAAACGATGACGCCAGAAGCTCTATTCCCTAATTTCCCAGCACTAGGGGAAAAAATAATGATTGGGGTTCGTGGTGCAGTATCAGCTACGAATAAACCAGTTTTCATTGAACGCTCCGAAGGTTCGGCAAAATCTGCTTCAGACTATGCGCAATACACATTACAAGGCGGGCAGGCTTTAGACGTTATATCTTTGCAAATGTACGGACGTAACCAAAACACAGGTTATGCACACTACGACAGAGAAGATGTTGTTCATGCCCGTGTAAAAACCCGTGTTGGGCCTAATGGTGAAAAAATACTTGGCATTGAAGAAGTCCAATCTGACTGGGCAAGCAATTACCGAAAAGCTCACGTAGAAAGAGCAGAATATTACAAGTGGGCAGATAAACACGCAGCAACAGTGGTTCGTGCTGCTGTTAAATTGTATCAATCACACGGAATTTACTCTCATGACATGACACCTGAAACAGTCCAGTCATGGAGGAACTGGGTTGAGAGTGAAAGCCCAGCAGCCGTACAGATACGCGCTCGTATGGCAGCGGACAGAATATCATTATCTTCTCTTCTTGATACAGGGATAGGCTCATTTGCTGCTATTGAAGCGTTAAGTCAAGTTGATAAAACACTGGCCAGCGAATTAAAAACGGCTGCGCTGGAACTCAAAGGATTAAAGAAAAGTTTTGAATATATGCCATGGGTTGGCAACTACATGGACTTGATGTTGTCTGCGCTTGTGGGGTATGCGAGGCAAACAGGCTTTGATGTTGTAGCGTGGCCTGAAGGTAGTCACGTGGCGCGAATATATGGAAGCTATATGGGCGAAGAGGTAAACGGTCTTCGTATCAATCCACAACAAATGGTTGTATACGGTTCAATGACTGGCCCTAATGAACCGTCCAACAATACCGCATGGACAGAGATTGCTGGAACGCTTCGCACAGGACAACATCGTGTTTACACGGCAGATTATTTGGGTGAAGTTATTGATGAAGGTGGGGTAAATGCAGAGGTAGCTAAGGCAGCTGTAGAGGCTCTTCAGGCATGGATAGATAACCCAGATTATCGAAACAACCCTGTAACCAATCAAGAAGACCAAACAAAAACATGGAAGTATAAGGTTGAGACTGACATAGGCAATAGATATTTACGGGTTTCTGAGAATGGAGACCTGTTAATTATGTTGCCAGAAGAGCGTCTATGGAATGCCCGACTGCATAAGCTGTTGTACAACAGGCTTTTGCCTCAAGCAGCACGGGCTATTGCCAAAGATACCAAGGCAATGAAAAAGCGTGGTGAGGTATCGACTGGCCATGTTTATGTAGAAGACGCTTATAACGTACAGTGGCGCGGCAGAAGGCGGGATGAGAATGTTGATGACTGGGCAAACCCAAATGACCACCAAGATGTAGAAATGGAAGGACGCCCGACCCAGTATCCAGAACAACTAGAAGTTCTTATGTATGGCAGAGACGGTGGTTCATACAGAAGAAGCCTGCGCGACTGGATTGCAAACACTCCAACACGTCAAATACAAAGGTATTCCCAATCTGATGAAGCTGTTCTTATAAACGAGCAGATAGTAAGGGATATGGGGCAACATACCGTTGAGCTTAAATTAGATGGAATCATTCACACTCATGGAGCTGATTACGATGACATTAATCCTATGGTTGGTATGTTTGACTTCAGTGTTGTTGGGCGGGATGGAAACCATTCCGTTTTAATTCCTGTTGGCGACTATAACAACAGTCCAGTTGGGGCAAGATACACTGACTACACACAATACAATGATAGTGCCCGTGCGCCCATGCTTTACCGTATGGGTTATCAAATAATGAAATACGTTTGGGGAATTGAAAATCCAAATCCCTTAATCATTTCGCCCAACACATGGCGAAGACTAATGGAGCAATTTCGTATTGGTTTGGCAGACTTTGAAGATCATGGCTTTGAAGTGAATGAAAATTGGGTTCAGTTCGGTGAAGAAGTTATGAAAAACAACTGGGAGGAATCCAAAGACAATTTTGAAGTAGAGGCAGAAGAAAGATTTAGTCAGATGGAGCCTGAAGAATATGACCCTGTATATTGGGGTTTTGACTACGACATATATACATCACTTGATGATGGCTTAGAAGATGACGCGCCAGATTTTGAACGTAGATTCAGCCATGAATTTGAATTTGGACTAAGCCAAGAAACAATTGATTTATTAAAAGAGCACGGCACTTTAAAAGATAAAGGCGCGGCTGCGGTGTTGCTTTCTATTATGTCTGAATCACCGCTGGCCATGGAACACGCGGACTATCAAGCTGTTGCTGATTTGTGGAATGAACTTGATACACCGCCAAGAGAAATCGCTGAAAAAATACCGCCCGCATACATAGAAAGATATGGGGCAGTTGAGCTGGAGGAGAGACAACAAGAGCAAGAGCTTATTCCGTATGGCATCGACAACCCTCAGCGTTCAGAACAGGTTTGGCACGCCATATTTATTAATGACAGGGTAAAGGAGCGTGATATTTTCGTACCGTTTTCATTGAGAAATGACGGTAATGAAAAGGCGCGGTCTATTGTTAACCAAAAAATAGCAAAATCACACAGCCAAATGACAGTGCTGGATCGTGTTACGCATTGGACCCACGTTGTTCATGACAAAATAAAAACAGGTGATCTGATGTGGGGAATGAAGCAGGGGCTGCTTGATTCTGCCGCAAGTGTTGAACGATGGGAGCGTGAAATATTTGGTGAAGTTCAGGATGCTGCGGTATCTCCATACAAGATGATGCATATGACAAAAAATCTTGCATCAGTTATGGCCGCAATATCCAAGGCAGGCATACCGGAAATGCGTGATGGTGTGTTTCAGCCCGTTGATGGAAGAAAGGGTTTTATTGAAATCTTTCGCCCTGTTTATGAGCACCCAGATGGTGACTTACAAGAACTGTGGGAAGGCTATGCAGCTGCACGCCGTTCTGATGAATTGCTAGAGCAGACCAATCCTGACGGAACTGATAGAGAAAAACTATTCAGTCGTGAAGAGGTTGATGAACTGTTGCAGTTGGGTGAAAAATATCCTGTTTTCAAAACGGTGTTTGATGAGTGGACTGAGTTCAATAATCAGCTGCTAGACCTTGCTGTTAGTGAAGGTGTATTAAGTGCAGTAGAGCGAGACGCTTGGGCTAAGAACGCATACGTCCCCTTCTATCGTGCCATGGAAGAAATAGAAGGCGTTGATCAACGCACTGGTATGGGCCGCACCAAGGCTGGTGTGGCAGGACAGCACCCGCTTATTAAACGGTTGCGTGGTAGTAAGCAAAAGCTTGGAAACATCACAGAAAATCTTTGGTTCAACACTGCTAGCTTGATTGACAAGGTTTACAAGAACCATGCAATGAATCGTGTTGTTGATATGTTGGATGGTGTGGCGATGAAAGAAATCGACATGCCATGGGAGGCCATCAGAGTAAGTAACAGTCAAATTGCACAAGCACTAAAAAGCGCAGGCATTCTTACTGGAGATGCTGAAGCACAAGTACGCGCAATGTCAGCAGAACAGAAGATGACGTGGAATACCATTTTCCGCAGGGTGCGGCCAACTGCTGATAATGTTGTTGGTGTAATGCGTGAAGGAAAGATGCGTTATTACGAAGTTCAAGATGAACACTTGCTTGTAACCCTAACTGGCATGGGGGCTGAAAGCATGGTCGGCTTGATGAAGGCTATGGGAATGTCCAAGTCTTTGTTGACGCGCATGATTACCATTGATCCCGGCTTTATGCTTGCCAACTGGTTACGTGACACGCTGTCTGCGTGGGTTACATCTGACGCCAACTTTATTCCAGTTAAAGATTCTATTGCTGCTATGGGCAGTGTCTTTAAAGAAGACGGTAGCTTCGTAAAGATGATGATGTCTGGTGCAGGTGGTGGTGGTTTTTACGATCTGACGGGAGGTAACGTAACAAAGGTTCTTGATGAAGAGTTGAGCAAGGGAGCGCATCGTTGGCTAGGAAAGGCGTGGAAGGGGTATATGAAAATTGGTGCTGCGTCAGAAAACTCCAATCGTCTGGCCATTGCAAATCAAATCCTAAAGAAAGGTGGCAGTGCTGCGGAAGCCATGTATCAGGCACAAGACATCATGAACTTCACCATGTCTGGTGACTATGCCGCAATACGATTCCTGATTCGTACTGTCCCATTTTTGAACGCACGGATGCAGGGCTTGTACCGCCTTTACCGCGGTGCTCGTGACAACCCTGTTGGTTTTACCATTAAAGGCGCGGCCCTAATGTCAGCGTCATTGGCATTGCTGGCTAAGAATTGGGACGATGATGATTATGAGGAAACCGATGAATGGCTGAAAGATCGTGACTGGAGCTTTTATGTAAATGGAATGCACTACACCATACCAAAACCGTTTGAGGTTGGGTTGTTGTTTGGCACTCTTCCAGAACGGCTGGTGCGTGCGCTGCTTGGGCGAGATGATTTGGATGTAAGCAAGGATGCGCTAATGCGCGGCATCGGAGAAACGCTTGCTTTCAATCCTATCCCGCAGCTTATTAAACCAATGTATGAGTTGGGCGCAAACAAGAACCTGTTCACAGGAAAAAAGATTGTTAATCTCTCTATGAGCGGTTTGGAATATCCCTATCAAGCCACTCCATGGACCTCCCCTGTAGCCAAACATATTGGTCAGGCAGTGCCTGAAGCTTTAGGGCCAGCGCAAAGTCCACTGCGAATCCAACACACCATACGTGCATACACTGGAACGGTTGGTCTGTACACGCTTAATTCAGTTGACTGGCTGGTGCGTAAAATGGATGGGGACTTGCCCCCACAACCTACGCGCAAGTGGTGGGAAAGACCCGTGATTAATAGAATCGTAAAGGGTCCAACAGAAACTACGCGATATAACAAATATGAAGATAAGCTGTATGATTTGATTGATCAATCAAATAAAGCGCAGCGGACGTTTAACATGCTGGCTAAACAACAGCGTATTGAAGAAGCCAAAAAAATTGCGGCCAAGCGTAAGCATTTGATTAACCCAGACATCAACGCAGAAACTGGTCAGCCGCGGAACCGTGATGCGGTTACTCCGCGTACAGAGTTGATGAAGGTGCAAAAAGCTTTACGTGATATCAATGAGGCTCAACGTGCCATCATGAATCACAAGACTATGAGCAGTGATAAGAAGCGGGCTATGTTGGACAAGCTTACGGCACGCAAGAACAAAATCTTGTCCAATTCAAGTAACCTTATCGAAAAAATCAATCAAATGAAGCCGTAAGGCTGCGCCCCCTGCCACGCCATGAGTAAGCGGGACCGTGGCAGGGGACGACTTTCAGAGGTAACTATCCCGCCTTATAGTTCATCGCGTTCAATGTCAGTGCGTTTGGCCCAATTTGGCCTTGTAATTGGCACAACGTGGTTTGTGTATCCAGCCCACTCATCGTTCATCATGCAGAAATTTATTGCTGCCATGGAAGAGGTGTAGCTGTCACGTCCTGCTTCAATGTCTTCATCGGTTAGCTCATAAAATGCCATAAGCCGCGGGTCTGCCTCAAACGTATTACGCTTGTCAGGCTTTTCCATTACGCCAAAAACAAACCTCTGCACTGGCTTGCCACAAGCGCGAACGCCGTCTATGTAGAAAGCAGCTTGTATGTGGTATGAGAAGTTAGCAATAGCTTTGGAAAACCCATACGGGCTTGCGTCTATTGCTGTCTTCAAATCAAAAATAGTTCCTGATTCTTCGTCATACCAGTCAAGCTTGCATTTGCAGCGCATTGCATAAACCGGATCATCCCACATAAATACAGGCTGTGGTACGCCGCGTTTCATGAGGTCAGCCATGACTGGGTTGTTGCGTACTGCCAAGGCTGTGGTTAAAGCTTCTTTGTGGGCGTCATTAGATACCAGTGCTACATGATTAGCTTTGGCGTGCTTAACCAAAGAAGCCCATTCTTCGCGTCCAGCTTTGGTGCGCTTATTGATGTCGGGAGCAATGATGAACTGCTTGTCGAACTCTTCTGGTTCAAAGATCAAGCAGTCCACCATGCTTCCCATTAGCAGAGCCGCTGTCGGCTCGGCAGGTGGCGAATCCAAATATGAGCGGAGGTGCCATGGTGTTTTGGCGTCAATAATTTTCAGCCATGTAGAGCTTACCGCGGTTCTATCCGCATGATATTCGGGGTTGGATACCCCTAATTGCATTCCAGTTTTCATGGTCTACTACCTCATTGATGATGTTGTCTTCAGAATCAGTGTCTGAATCGGTTGTGATCGCTCTTCCGTCAAGATGCCACTGGCGATAGATGTGCCCTTGCAGGATAAAACCTGAAGCAACAGTACCCCTCACCTCGTGGATGAAAGCTATACAGCCCCCCTCTGTGCAGTATTTTCTTCCTGCTTGGAGTCGGACTGTCCCAAGTGAGACGATCTTTCTTTCCATTGTGCCAAGCCTTTTTCTAGCGTTGACTTAACGTCCGTGTACATTGATTGCGGAACAACCCTGATCCCGCTAGGAAAGCCTAAACTGTTGGCAATCCCGTTCATTGTTGCGGCTTGTGCTGCACGATTTACACCAGCCGCGTCCATAATATCCCTGAACTCTTTTAGCTGTTCTACAGTCAGCGTTTCCTTGTTCAGTTCGTTGACCGGAGTATTGTTTTCAAATTCCATTGGGTCTGTCCGGTCAACAGCTTCCATCATGGCAACCAAATTTGGATTGGTCATTTTGGGGAAATGCTTCCACGCTCTACGCAGAACGCTTTTTTTGTACATTTCCTCTCTAAAAGCACCCTTCCAAACAAACGGCACTTGGCCATTGTTCTTACGTGCGGCAGCATCACGACACCCTGAAAGGGCATTTCTGTCCATCACCTCAATGATGGTTCGCCCACTTGTCAACCATGCAATACAGTAAGCATGAGTGACATCGCCGCGGTTTCCAGTAGCTTCTTCGTGCTGAATGTTACGTCCATCCTTGTCAGTGTAAACTTTGAATGTGTCCTTTTCACGCACAACACCACATTGGATTCCTTCAATCATTCCGGTGCGGTATGCAACTTGTTCCAGACCCATGTAGCTGGGGCTGGCAGTGCATTCCTTTCCATATGGGATAAGATAAGCTAAGCGCATTGCTGGGCTTAGCGTCAATCCCATTATCCCAAGATCAATCAACGCTCTTGAGATTGTCTGCGGATCACACTTTCTTATCTTGTCGTTGGTTCTATAAAGCTCCAACGCATAAGCAAGTTCAGTATTCCAATCCATCTCATCGTTGAGACGGACGCGATTAAATTCACGGCAGCTGGCCCCTTTGCGGACCATCTGTTTGCGAACGTCTACCAAAGAATTATTAGTCATTATGTGTTACCTCCATGATGATGTATCCATTATAGCGCAAGGATTGCACTAGGGCAACAGGTGCTGTGGATAACGATTCTTATATTATGAGAAAAGACGTTATTAAAATATGAGAATAAAAAAACCCCCTCCGAAGAGGGGGTTAGGCACACTCTCATCATCAAAGAGGGTACTGACTAATGTCTCGTTGGAAGACATCACGGCTAGTATACAAGATATTGTGTCGAAAAAGAAGAAACCCCCCAAGATGTGGGGGGTTTCATTTACTGCTTGCAAGGCGTTGATCAAGACAGTAATGTAGATAGTGCGACCTAACCTACGAGGCAAATATATCACGTCCACCAGTCTTTGTCATACTTTCTCAGACATTATCGGACTGTATCGGACATCCTCGTAGACTAGATCGCCAGCCCGACACGCTGTGAGTGGACGGACGCTGGCTATCGTTGCTTGTCAGAAAAGTAGCCAACCAGTTACACCAAGAGCGGATCAGGGAGCCACCACCCCTCCCCCGTGACCTGCATAGCCTTATAGGGCGATGATGCTGGGATCGCTGAGTACCTGCCTCTCCATGGCGATGCAGGGAAAAGGGTGGGGTTGTGCCTAGACCTTCTTGTTCGCTGCCTAAATGGTGCAGAAGTTGCACCGTTGTGTGATTTTTGTTAGGATGGTTAAATAAGAAGAGGTAACTGACTATGTTTGAATTGAGAGACTATCAAGCGTTGAATAAAGCGCAGATAAGGCAGCAGTTCCGGCACCATAAAGCGGTGATGTATCAGGCTGGAACGGGGTCAGGAAAGACCGTGACCGCAGCATCAATCATTTCTGATGCCAACGATAAAAACAATCCTGTATGGTTCATAGCGCACAGGCGAGAACTAATACACCAATCATTTACAACACTCAGCGCAATGGGTGTAAATCCCGGCATCATTATGGCTGGGCACCGCTATAACGCGGGAAAGAAAGTTCAGTGTGCCAGCATTGATACCTTGCGTGAACGCCTTATAAAAAATGGAAAGCTTATAGTTTTAGAGAAGCCAAAGCTTATTGTTATTGATGAGGCGCATAGAAGCCTGTCCAAATCATACCGCGATTTAATTAATCACTTTCCAGATGCATATTTATTGGGGTTGTCTGCCACTCCAGTGCGGTCTGATGGGCGTGGATTAGGGCA